TGATGTTCAAACTTATGGTTAACTAGACTAGATAACCAATCTAGTATTTTTGATTTTAGTTTATCCATTTTTAGAAGGTTTATAGTTAATAAAAAAGGCAGAGAGCTGTATTACTACAACGAGTTACGGTTGTGTTTTATGTTAAAATGACTAAAAGGTAACTCTACTCTCTGCTTTGATTAAAAATTATAATAGAGTTATGCAACTAGCATCCACCATTGTCTATCCAATAAGGTGTTTTAACTATTTAAACTATTATAATTGCTCTACTTCAAATTTTTTCTTTTTAATCTCAAATTGACCTGATAAATCAGACAAATGTTGATTAAGTAGTTCACCAACACTACGAAGAGCTTTACACTCTTCTGGATTTTCGATTTTATTTAGAGCCTTCTGTAGCTCCATTGACAAAATCACACAGTCTGCTTCAGACAACTCTAATTCAAGAGTTGTTGAAATACCTACTGATTTACGGTTAGAAGTTGAAAATTGCATAAAAAATGTATTTGGGTTAAACAATAATTATTCCCTCTGCACTCAGTTGTAATAGTGGTGGGTTTGACACACTTACAGGTACCACGACTTGACCTATTACAACTGCTCACCCTTGGGAAATGAGTTGTGGTGCATTATGTGTCATACATTAAGATGTGTCAGTAATCACGGAGTATGACAAAACCGTGAAAATGGGGTGATAACGGTAAGTGTTCATAATCAATCACTTACGATCGAAATGATTACCGTAATCACCGAACTATAGGAGGAGTCTTTGAAAAAAAAGAAAAAGAAGAAAGCCCCGAAGGGCTTTCGATTAGAGCTGTACCTTTAGACCGACCACAAACTGGTCGAACAAAGCTTCGTTCTCTGTGTACACAACTGTACCACTGTGGAACACACCTGCCTCGTCGATGTAATCTGCTGTGAAGCCGATACGACATGCTACTCCGTGGCGATTGACTTGCTTGTCGTGGATTCTTACAATTTCTACTAGCATAACTGTTTGATTTAGGGGGGACAATTTTATCCCGATAGTTAGGTGGGGTCTTTGAAGTAGTAGGACAACAAACTCGAAAACTCCTAACAAAAAAAATTTTTTATATTTTTTGCAAACTACCAGAATAATAGTATATTTGCATGTCTCACACCCGACTATTAAAGCAGTTTAAAATCCCTTAACCAAACGTGGTTGGGGATTTTTTTTGTCTAAACATATTGGCTAATAAATTCTTTTACATATATTTGCAGCACTGCCTTACTGAAAGATCACCCTCGATGGCGAAAGTAGATAGAGGGTCAGAAGTCGGGTTGTAGACTGCGTAGTTGAAATAACACTAAAACATAGCGGTTGAGATGTCCCCGATAGCAGTAAAAAAAGCATCAATATAAACTCAGGGTGGGATCAGACTATAGGCTGAAAGAAATGTCCCCACGTAGGCTAAAAACGGCTGAGCGAAATTTGATGTTAATCAGAACTCAAGGGGGTTATTGTGTCTTGTAACAAGCAAAGAAGAATGAGTTTATTTATTTTCAGTAAAGCTAAAATCACTTCTAAATCTGTAGACGTAGGAGAAACAGACATAGACTTATACGCCCCACTAATATCTAACCTCACAAACATTACAAGTACTCTAGGGGTAGTAACATTACACTTCAAAGATAGTGGTCCATACTCTAACTTTACTGGGGGAACATCAAACATTAGAGGATACGAGTACGCTCAAGTAAATCTAGAAGTTAATAACGGTAACGAGCAAGAAGTCATAAAAGACATAGCTCAAGCTCTCCTATCTAAAAAAACAATTATCCTAGATTTTGTAACTAGGAACATATCCATAAACAACATCAAATCTATCCTATCCATAAAAAGATTTGATACCCCAACAATACTAACTACAGACCCATCTTCAGGAGGAGGACTACCAGTAGGTGGGGACTTAGATCAAGTACTAACCAAACTATCTTCAACAGATGGGGATGTAGATTGGGTATACCCACACACACTATTCATAACAGTTAGAAATACTTCTGGGGGAACACTACAAAAAGGAACCCCAGTTCACGCTACAGGAGTTACAGGTACAGTCCCTGACGTAATAGCTGCAGACGCATCTATCCCTTCAGCTATGCCTGCAACTTACGTTCTAAACGAATCAATAGCTGACAACGCTCAGGGAGTAGCAATAATAGTTGGGACAATTACTGGGGTAGATACTTCAACATTCTCAGCTGGGGATGTTGTCTATGTAGCTTCAGGTGGGGGATTCACTAACGTAAAACCTACAGGGACAAACCTAATTCAAAACCTTGGGGTAGTAACACGATCAAACGTAACTACAGGCTCAGGGGTTGTTTACGGATCAGGAAGATCTAACGATGTCCCTAACCTCCCAACAGGGAAGTTCTTTATAGGATCAGCTACTAACACAATAGAATCAGCCTACACCCTCCCAACTGCAGATGGGGCAAGCAATCAAATACTAACAACAGATGGGGCAGGTGCTGTAACCTTTCAAAATCCTAACCCATTAGTTGTATATTCTGACGCTAACCAAATTGATCATACTGGGAGCACATCTAACACATTGATGACTTCTTTCTTACTCCCAGGTAACTCACTAGACGTTGGGGATTTATTTTACTTAGTTTCAAGAACTAATCGCCCAACATCTCAGTCAACAAACGCTAACATCCGATATTACGTAAATACCTCAAACTCTTTATCTGGGGCTACCCTAATAGGTACTGGACCTCAAATGTCAAACACTGCTAGATATTCAGCTTTTGAAAGAACTTACGCCATTCTTAATCAAACTACAGATACGAATGCATTCGGGTCAACATCTCTTATCTTAACAGATATAAGTACAACCACTATTGCATTCTCAACACTTGCTGTAGACTGGAGTACTGATCAATACGTAATAATAGCTGGGCAGCTTGCTAACATTGCAGACACAATTTCAGTAATATACTTCTTTGCAGAAATAACTAAACAAAAAGTATAATGACCATCCCTCAGCAACTAATCTACAGTAACAATCAAGTTACTTGGAATGACAGAACTAGAACGATAGATCAGATAGATGAATTCAATGACGAATCTATTCACTTAACTCTTGAAGGAACTACATACTTTTTCTACGTTCAGTATACAACAGTTAACAACATCAAATACAACAACTCAACAGAATTAATAGCAGCCTTATCACAATGAAAACAATATCAAACATAAAGCAAGACAGAAATGTTAGTAGACCTAACATTCACTCTAAAACAAAAACTAGTTCTAACAAAAACTCTAAGAACTACAGAAAACCATATAAAGGGCAAGGACGATGAACCTAAAACATTTCAAACTCTCAGAATTCGACTCCCCAGACCTACCAGGTTCAGGGGAAAGAATGGATGAAGACTTTCTTAAACTACTAGACAAAGCTAGATCAATAGCTAACACCCCATTCAAAATTAACTCTGGGTATAGAACACCATCTCACAACAGTAAAGTTGGGGGAAAATCTAGTTCTTCTCACTTAAAAGGAATGGCTGCTGACATTCATTGCAATGATGATGCATCCAGATCTTTAATCGTACAAGCTCTAATAGAAGTTGGGTTTACTAGAATCGGGATAGCTAAAACCTTTATTCACGTAGACAATGATAAAGCTAAAAATTCTAATCGTATTTGGGTTTATTAGTTTATCGTTATTCTCTCAATGTGAATACACACATATAACTTCTCTCCCATTCTCAGAAACATTCTGCCACGAGTATAATGACTGTAACTTTGTCGCAAATATTTACACAATTAACGACAACGACTACGGCTGTTGGAGTTGTATTAACAACCCTCATTACTACGTAATAACCCCAGAGGTAGATATGTACGTAGTTCTAGATATTGTACCTAACCTATTCAGTCATTTTTCATCAAATACTGAACCACAAGTCCCAGGTTTTATACTGTTTAATGGCTGCCCAAATAACGGGGGAGAAACATTGTTTAGACCGTGGAGCTATTCAAACGGGGCTTGTTGGAATTGGGGTGTTTTAGACATTTACTGCGGATGGAGTCAATCAACAAATGCCCCTAATCTTAATCAAGGGTGTGTAACTTCTACCCCAAGTTATACAGGAATGGCTCATGAAGTAACTATGGGTTTTAATTTACTAGCTAACAACGAGTACTGGTTCTGCGTCTACCCTCAAGGCGGTTGCCCACCGTTTACCTCAACATGTAACTGGGGATGCATAGACGTAAGCTTTTCAGGATTAACATTTCTTGAACTAAACAACTACCCCCCAAGTAACCCCCAAGTACCTACTCAAGATACTAGTACACAGCCTCGTTTTGTAAAGCTACATATACCGAACATAGGAATAATTATCAGAGACACTCAAACTGGGAAAACCTACAACACACTAATGCAAGAAGTTAATTAGTATTCAAAGATATATTCGATATTAGGTATAATGCTCAATATACTTCTAAACAGGTATATTGCCCCTATAAATATTGAATTGCGCTCATTAATTTAAAAGTATAACCTTAAATGATAACATTACTTTTAAGGGTATATACCTTAATTCGCGAATCACGAATTTTCTTTATATACTTGTCTCAAATATTTGTTAAATTTGCAACAGAAATACAAATCACTATGAAAGGACTTTTTACCCCAAAACAGTTGGCTTTGTTAGCTGTCATCTTCTTCAAAGAGGATGAAACATTTATGCCTGTATATGAACAAGTAGCTATCAATGCACGTAAGTTCATTGATCTTGGTGATCCGTGGACAGATGAATCACTACTTGTTTTCATCCAGAAATCTATGGAGAGCCAGTTAGAGGGAAAACTCAAAGACGTAGCTACACTTAAGTACTATCTATCTAAGATCGCTGTACTTTAATCTACCAACAAACTAAAGAATCCTCAGCAGTAGCTGGGGATTTTTTTTACATAACAATCTCTATATACTTATCTCAAATATTTGCTAAATTTACAGCAACCAATGACTAATAAAAAAGTACTCATATTTATACCTGTGTGGGGTAGATTCCCAGAAACTAAACTCACATATCAAGGAGTGCATAGAATTCAAAAAATTCTAAAAGAAGAAAACATTGATTCTCAAGTACTTGTAGTATCCTCAGAAAAAGAACACACAGAATTAGCACTTGAGCATAAATTCTTAGTAACTGAGTGTGATAACTTCCCAATATCAGATAAACATAACTGTGGACTGGACTATGCCATGTCTTTACAGTGGGACTATCTCCTACAAATGGGGAGTAACAATCTACTCTCAAACATATACATCAGATTCGTAGCTGCAGCAATACGAGAAAATTACAAAATGTTTGGGGGGAGATTATTCTACAACATACTCCCATGCAAAACTCAAATGACTCATTTTAAAACTAGAGCCCCATACAAACTATCAGGAGTTGGGAGAGGAATAAGAAGAGACATTATAGAAGACAGATTAAAAATAGGTCCAGTATGGGATCAGAATCTAAACAAAGGATTAGATAAAAGTTCTAGAGAAAACTTAACTACTCCAGAAGATATAGTTGCAATTACAACAACCTCACCTCCCTCAATCGTAGATATACGCACAAATGAAGATATTAACGATATGAGCTCTAATCCTAGACCAGTAGACAAAGAATTGTTTGTAAAATGGTTCCCAGAACTAAAAGATTTGTTTACATAACAACCTTTTTTATATCTTTGTCCCAAATCATACATAAATATGGGACAAAATACAACAATCAATTTCAACCCAACAAGAGATTGGGTTGTTCTTCCGTTAATTAAGAAAAATCAAACTGAATCTGGTTTGTACTTAACTAACGATAAGCTCTTAAAAACCAACATCTTAAAAGTAGTAGCTGTAGGACCTGACTGCAAAGTTAAAGTTGGGGATACAGTACTAATTCACCCAAACTCTGAAGGATTAATTATTGATCTTGAAGAAGGGCAATTTGTAATGGTTAATGAATTCATGATCTGCGGAACAATCACTACAACATCATGAACGGAACGGTTACTATATCCTTAGAAGACTTTAAAAAGCTTGAAGAAAGCTCTAAAGTTTCGCTAGATTTAAAAAACAAAACAATCTTAGCCGCTAAGGAACTTGAAGTATTCCTATCTTTTCTTTGTACCCGCGAATCTATAACACATTACATAGATGAGTTTAATAAACAAGCCAGCAAAAGTAAAATTATCCTAGATAATGGGAGAGCAAAAATCAAATTCAATGAAGAAGCTTAAGATTAATGCAGATACTACACTCAAGTATCTTCAAGTATTTAACGGGATACTAGAATTAACCTTTAAAGAACTCGAAGTACTGTCATTACTCATTGATAACAGTGAGACTGTAGACCTTTGCTCCCCATTGAACAAAAAAATTGTAGCTGAGAAGCTGCACATTAAAGATCACAATACGTTAAACAACTACGTAAAGAGATTAAAAGACAAAGGGGCAATAGTTAAAACTAAAGATGGGTATGAGGTTAATAACTTACTCAAACCCGAAGCTAAAGTAATAATCGAAATCACAAAATTATGAGCAACAAACCTTCATTCTTTCAGATGGTTAAAAACTTTGCTTCAGAACTAACTGAGCATATTAAAAATGGGGCAGCTATTGTAACAACTCCTCAATACGAAGGACGTCTACAAGAATGTGATGCATGTCCACACCTACTACGAGAGGAAATGAGATGTGGATTGTGTGGATGCTACGTAGAGCACAAAGCTAAATGGGAGTCTGCATCTTGCCCAGATAACAGATGGGAAAAAACAAAAATAGGTGAGAACGGAAAAAAGCTGAACTTAAATGGATGAAAAAGTAATACTGCAAAAACTATCTATGAAACACGATCTACCTATTAATAAAATAGAAGAGATTGTATTTTATCAGTTTAAATATGCTGCGGAAATAATAAGACAGGGGAAGTTTGAATCAATTCGTATCCCATATTTTGGGAAATTTACTGCACACCCAACACGAATTAAATATCTTTTAGACTATCATGAAAGAACTGCTAACAATAACAGAGAGTAAAGTTATACCATCTGCGTATGCACTCTCTATTAAAGAATTTCAAACCTTAAAACCAAGTGAATTAGCGTTTGTGTACTTCTTTACAGATCACACATCCCCATATGCTGCATATGAAGACTCAGAAAGATTAATTAAGCTTGAAGAAGAGCTAAATGTTAAACCTAATCCTAAAATTTTAGGGGCAATATCTAAATACAAAGAGCTTTCTGAAACATCTGCAGTCAAATTACTAAAAGCAGCTCGTGCATCTGTAACTAAACTAGAGAGATACTTTAAAAACGTAGACTTAGAACTAGTAGATGATAACGGAAAACCAATTTACCACGCAAAAGACCTTATAACTAACCTAGCAAACATGGGTAAAGTAGTAGCAGGCCTTGATGAACTTGAAGAACTTGTGCAAAAACAGCAACAAAAGGACAACCCTAACCGTGGTGGGGTAGTAACCAACAAATATTCGCAATGAAGTTTAAGAATACTCATTTATTCTCACCTGCAGCTAAAACCTTTATAGAATATGGGTACTATACTGATGCAATTCCTGGGACTAAAGAGTACTATGAGTTTTGGGATGAAGAAAGAAAACGATGCTTACTAGGATACGAAGTAAACGGGGTAAGAGTAACTGGATATCACTATTTTTACTTAAACTACTGTCCAATTGACCGCGCTGTAGATGCATATCTCCCAGACGGGACTAAAATAGCGCAACGTGATAGAACATTTGCAGCATTTTATGATGGGGATTACAAATACTACCATGTAGTAGATGAATGTAGAAAAACAAACAAACATCTCCCAGTGCTAAAAGCAAGACGTAAAGGATATTCGTACAAATCTGCAGCAATGCTTGTACGTAACTACTTCCATTTAAAGAACTCTAAGAATTTCGTATTTGCTGAGCAAAAAGAGTACTTAATTGGGGATGGAATACTTTCTAAAGCTTGGGATTTCATTTCATTTGTAGATGATAACACAGCCTGGACACAACCACGCTTGATTGACAAAGAAATGCACAAACAAGCAGGGTATAAAAAACGAGTCAACGGAGCAGATGTAGCGCTTGGGATGAAGTCTCAAATAATAGGGGTAAGTCTTAAAGATAACCCTGACAAAGTACGTGGTAAAGCTGGGGAACTAATCTTTTTTGAAGAAGCAGGTTCATTTAACGGACTCTTAAAAGCTTGGGAGGTAGCAATGCCTACAATGCGTCAAGGTTCTAAAACTCTTGGGACTATGATAGCCTTTGGTACAGGCGGGGAAGAAGGAGTTGGGTTCGAATCTCTTGAAGAACTCTTCTATCATCCTGATGCTTACGACTGTATGGCATTTGATAACGAATGGGATGCAGGAGCGTCAGGAACTAAATGCGGATTCTTTGTCCCAATCTATGAAAACTTAGATGGATTTATAGATGAGGACGGTAATTCACTAGTTGAAGAAGCAATTAAATTTGAAGAAGAACAAAGAGAAAAAAAGAGAAACGCTAACGACCCAAAATCTTTAGATCAATACATTGCAGAACACCCATTCTCCCCACAAGAAGCTACACTACAAGTAACTGCCAATCTTTTTGACGTAAACTCTTTAAAAGAACAATACAACAAAGTAATAGCACACAATCTACAGTCTGAAGGGACAGCAGGGATATTATATTACACAAAAGAAGAAAAGATTGCTTTCCGCCCAAGCAGAGAAGTTACCCCAATCTATAAATACCCACATAGAAAAGGGGATGATGTTAACGGGGCAGTTGTACTATACGAAGAACCCTTTAGAAATACAGACGGGGATGTCCCACATAATCTGTATATTATCTGTCATGACCCTTATGCACAATCTGGGAGCTCAGATAGTGTATCTCTTGGCGCTGCATACGTATTAAAACGCCCAAACAACTTATCTAAACCTGATGACATCATTGTAGCATCTTACATTGGACGACCTAACACTCAAGATGAGTACAATCGCAATCTCTTTATGCTTGCAGATTACTTCAATGCTAAGATAGGGTTTGAGAATGACCGTGGGGAGTTAATAGCTTACGCTAAGAGATACAGAAAACTCCACAAACTGCAAGAAGAGTTTGAGATGCTAGATAAAAGAGAGCTTAGATCAACTAACACTAGAAGACAATACGGTATGCACATGACTGAGCAACGTAAACGTCAAGGGGAAATATACATTAGAGATTGGTTAATCTCCCCGCGAGGTGTAGATGAAGATGGGAATGTGACTCTCAACATGCACAGACTCTATGATCCTGCGCTTATACAAGAACTTATTAAGTTTAACCACAAAGGAAACTTCGATAGAGTAATGGCATTAATGATCGGGATGTATCACACACGAGAGTTATATAATAGAGAGGTGGTAGAAATTACACAAGACCGTTCTATGGATGATTGGTTCGATAAGAATTATAGATAATTTACAATAATTTTGTACGCATATGTACGGCTCACATAAAATTCCACAACAAAGACTCCCAATAACTCAGAAAACTGAAAAGTGGAGAGAAGAATGCGTTGATGCATTTATTAACTTATCTAAGTTCGGGCTGTCTGAGCGTAGAAACTATCTTAAAACATTGTACGATTATTACAATGGGGAGATAGACGAGCAAGATTACAAATACGTACTTAAACCGTATGGGCGTACACGAGAAAACTTCCCATCTAAGCTACGTAACTACCCAATTATAAAACCAATCATTGACCTCTTAATCGGGGAGAAATCTAAACGACCGTTAAACTATACCGTAGCAGTTAAAAACGGGGATGCAGTATCGTTAAAAGAGCAAGCTAAAAAAGAAGTTCTTATAGCTACTATACAAAAAATGTTTGTACAACAATATGTTAAACAAACAGATCCAGATACTGGGGCACAATTAGAACAAGAAGCTCCTCAGATCCCACAACAAATACTTGAACAGTTTGAAACTAGTTATGTAGATGATAGAGCTATTAAAGGACAGCACGCTATTAACTACATAATGCAGAATGAAGAGATATACGATAAGTTTCAAAAGCTTTTCTTTCACTTTTTAGTAGCTGGGGAGTGTTACACAGAGAAAGGAGTTAGAAGAGGCGAGCCTTTTTACGACGTAATAAACCCTTTAGATATTGATTACGACAAAGACCCTGATATTGACTTTGTAGAAGATGGTGATTGGGCGATAATTAGAAAATTCGCACACGCATCAACTATTATAGATCAGTTTGGGGAGTACTTAACTGATAAACAAGTATTAGATCTTGAAACACCACACCAAAATTCAGTAGATTCTTATCTCTTGTACAGAGCAGAAGCTTCAGGAGCAGATGATAACATTTACAGAAACAGACTTATTGAATGTGTAACTGTATATTGGAAAAGCCGTAAACGTATTGGGTTTGTATCTTATGAAGATCCACTAACAGGAGCAATTGAAGAGTTTCAAGTAGATGAAGATTTTAAACTACCTGCAGAATTAAAACAATTTGGTGCAAAATTAGATTGGGAGTGGGTAAATGAAGTGTGGAGAGGTACTAAGATTGATAACACATTCTTTGTAAACATTAATCCTCTCCCAAACCAAAGACTATCTCTAGATAATCCATCAAGATGTAAACTCCCAATTAATGGGCGTAAATACTCTGACATTAACTCTAATAACATCTCATTAGTTAGCCTAGGCATCCCCTACCAACTCAACTACAACATCTACAAGTACCGTCTTGAACTGTCGATCGCTCGATCAAAGGATATCATCGCTCAATTCGATATCAACATGATCCCTAAGAAATGGGATATGGATAAGTTCATGTATTATGTTGAGGGTACTGGGATCGCCTGGGTTGACTATAACAAAGAGGGAATACAACTTTCCCCACAGCATCAGTCTGTCCTTGATATGTCTATTAAAACCATACAACAATATATAGTCTTACTAGACTCTATAATGATGGAGTGGGAGAAGATCTCTGGGGTAAATAGACAACGTCAGGGAGCAATCGGGCAGTATGAAGGCAAGGGAAGTTCACAACAAGCTATAGTACAATCCTCTCACATTACTGAAGACCTATTTAGAAAGTTTTCAAACTTTGAACAAAGAGAGCTTCAAGGCTTACTTGACTATTCTAAAGAAGCTTGGGTTACTGGTAAGAAAGGAATGTATGTAATGCCTGACACAACTATGCAGTACATAGATATAGACTCTATGCAGCATATGGAGAGTGAATACGGAGTATTTGTTTCTGACTCTGGGGCAGATGTAGAAAAACTTAATCAAGCTAAAGGATTAGCTCAAGCTATGATTCAGAATGGTACTCCTGCATCAGACATACTTGAAATGCTTGACACAGATAACATAGCTGGAATTAAACAGAAAATCAAAAAGGCTGAACAAGCAAGACAGCAACTTGAGCAAGCTCAGCAAGAAGCACAAATGCAAATGCAACAACAGCAAATGCAAATGCAGCAAATGCAGCTAGAAGCTGAAGCTATAGATAAAGAAAAAGATAGACAGCTTCAATTAGAATTAGCTTTAATTAATGCAGAATCTAGAGACTCTAGTGAAAAAGAAAATATACAACTGCAAGACATGCTTAAAAAGTATGAAATGAAAGAACGAGAACTTTCTATAAAAGAACAAGAACTTGCAGCTAAAATGAACGAAGCTTCTCAAGGTAATGACTAACGCAGAAAGAAAAGAAATACTACAACAAACAAGACAAGCTCAACAGCTTGGGTTTAAAGGGTCTGTTGTAGATGTACTCGCAAACCCTGCAATACTGCAAGAGTTTGTACAAAGTGTAGGAAATCAAAGAAATCAACAAAATCAAAACGTAGAAGTAGCTGCAACCCCACAGCAACAACAGCAAGGTCTGAGAGGACGTTCTCAAGCTGAACTTCCAGCTCAAATGGTTTTCCCTAACGTCTCTCCTAATACCCCATTCAACACTGTGGGGATGAAAGCCCCAATAAATATAGAAAAGTATAATGAGCAGGGACATCTGGTAAAATCATATGAGAACGTTCCCCCAGGCATTACTAATCTCCCAATGGGACCGCAGAGAGGGACAGTTATTGAAACTCCTGCTAATATGCAAAGTGGGGGTAGGAAAAAATACCAAAGCGGTAGCCCAACGGAATATTTTGAAAAACCACCACTAACCTCATCTGACTTTGATTATACTGCAGACAGATCTAGAGGTAATGCTAGATTCTTTTCAGATCCCATTACAGGAGAACCATTTCCTTTAGTAAATCTTCCAGCAGCAGAAGTTGTTACACAAAGAACTCCTTATAATCAATTATCTAATCAATCTTTATTAGCAGGTGTTAGCCAGGCAAAACCTTGGTTTGAAGCTGGAAATAAGGAGATGGGATATAGAGTTTTACAAGAAAGAGAAAAAGATTTACAAAGAGCTAGTCTTATAAATGAATTTACTGGTATTCCTGCAATGGGTAGAACAGCAGATAGGATTAAAAATGATCCTGCTGATTTGTTTAGTTTGGAAGGAGGACTAGATGCCTTATCTTTTATACCTAGTACAATTCTAGCTAATAAAGGTGTAAAAGCTTTAGGACAACAACTCAGCCCTTTAGTAAAAAATTCAGCACCTGCAGTTCGTGGTACTTTTGTAAATCCTCCTGCAAGCAGCAAAATTTCTAAAGGGGTTAGCGGCACTAGCAGTCTTATAGATGAGGTGCTAGGAGAGATTGTAAGAGGAAAAAGTAATAGAAAAGCTATTGCAGAAGGCAACGAATGGCTGGAAAATTGGATTAAAAGCCCAGTCACCCAACAAAAAATTGAAAATTCTTTAAGTCCTAAATTAGATATAATTGGGAAAGAAATAGATAAAGCTAACGCTAATAAAGATTTTCTTTATAGTGCAAGACTATTAGACGAGTTTGATAAAACTGCAGCAGGAATGTATCAAGCTCAAACTTTTGTGCCTAACAGTAGAGAGTACCCGTTATTAAAACAGCTGGATCAAAATTTACAACAATACCTTACAAAAAATGCAAGAGAACCAATTCATTCTGGAAATAGGGGGGTAAGCTACATGCATGGCTATGATCCTCAACTTAGAAGATCCATAGAGCAAGGTCAATACACGCCCAGTGATAGATACGGTAGCTGGATTTCTAGAAAATTAAATATACCTCAATCTAAAAGAGTAGGTACAACTATACACGAAGGCACACATGATTGGGTACCTGCAGGAACTTTTAGCCGATCTGGAATGAGAAATACTGCTCTAGATAATATGGATCCTGCCATTAAAAAAGATTTTTTAGAATGGGAAGATTTAAGAAAGAAAGGTAATAACCCAGAAACAGTTATGGGAGAGCAAAGAGCTTATCAAGCTTACTTAGCTGATCCTACTGAGCAGCATGCCAGAATTATGGAGTTAAGGAAACAACTTAATATTACACCAGACTATGAAATGGATTTAGAAGATGCAGAAAAAGTTTTAGACTGGGTTGCTGCGGGAGGAAGTAATATAGATTCAAGATTTTTAAATACAATAGATAGAGATCCTAAAAAACTTGCTGAACTATTCAATAAATTTTGGATGGCTCCTGCAGTAGCTGTTGGAGCAGGAGCAGCTGCCGTAGCTGGATCAGAACCTAAACAAATAATTCCACCTAACTTTAGATATGGAGGTCCTATTTCTTATCAAAATGGAGGTTTACCTGGAGAAATGCTTTATAGATCTACATCAGCTGGAGCTCCTTTAGCTTACAACTCACCAACAGCTAATGGTTACTTATTACCAGATCCTAATAGACCTGAGTTAATGAACACAGGTGCAACTGAATATAAAATGGGGGTAGATAATGATTTAATCCCAACAGTTGTAAATGGAATGTATTTTAGTCCTGAAGATGCATACAATAGATATAAACTGACTGGTGAGAAGTTTAAACCTACTGCAGATCCTTCAGCATACAGCAAATTCTACGATGAGATAAACAGGCTTGGGATAATGAAACAAAAAAGAAGTGGAGGCAAAAAACCAAAGTATAAAGCCCCTAAAATGTACTAAGTGCTATATATTTAATAACTCTTGTAAAAAATATTTTTATAGTTAAGCTATAAAATACTTTAAATACTTTTGTAAAACAACAAACACAATGGAAAAATTAGATTTAAACTCACTTTCTCTAGACAACGTTCTAGGAGATGGATTAGATTCGATTCAAGAAGATGAACAACTTCTTGATAAAGAAGAAGAAACAGAAAAAGTCGAAACAGAAGAAGAAGATGATGATTCAGTAAAAACTGATGATAATTCAGATGACTCAGATGACTCAGATGATTCGGATGGTAGTGACTCTGACATAGATTCCGTAGCAGGTGAAATTGCTAAAACTCTTGGTTTTGAACTAGAAAACGAATACGCTGATACAGTCGAGGGACTGACAGAGTTTACTAGGGATCTTGGACAGCAAATTGCAGAAGAACAATTAAACAGATTGTTTGAGCAATTCCCAGATGTACAAAAGCATTTAGATTATGTACTTGCTGGGGGAGATTCTAAAAAGTTCTTTGAGGCATACAATCCTAACACTGATTATAACAACTTTAAAATCAGTGAGAAGGATGTAAATTCACAAAAAGCAGTGCTTGCCCAATACCTACAACTAAAAGGGCACGATAATCAGTTTATTCAAGAAATGCTTGAAGACTACGAAGACTCAGGTAAGTTGTACAATAAAGCAACACAAGCTCAATCAGCGTTAGCTAAGGCTCAAGAAGAGTATAGAATAACTTTAGTAGAGCAACAAAAGCAAGAGCAACAACGTATCCAAGAAGAAACTGATAAGTTTTGGGAGGGAGTTGCAGGAATTATAGAATCTGGAAATGAGTTTGCAGGAATTAGAATCCCAGACAAACAAAAATCTAAATTCTTTGACTATATCTCTGAACCTGTAGGTAAAAACGGGGAAACCCAACGAGATATTGATTACGCTAATGCACAATTAGAAGTAAAACTAGCAATGGATTATTTGATGTACAACGGATTTAAACTAGAGGACATCATCAATACAAAAGCTAAAACTGTAAGCGCTAAAAACTTGAAAGAACGTATTACTAAAAACGAAGAGAGAGTTAAGAGTGCTTCAAAACAAAGTAGACAACAAAGAAATTTTGATCCAGACAATCTGGACATGACCGCGCTTTTTTAAACATAGGCAACTAACAATTAAATAATAGAATATCATGGCTCTAATGCAGGTACTTAAAACCTATTACAACGACCAGCAAATGACCGACACAAACTCGTTGGTCAATGCTCTTATGGAGAAGCCCGAAGAGCTCTCCCCAATTATCACTCACCTCGCAGGACGTGAAGAAAAGAAATTCCCTCTTTCTTTCTTGACTGAAGGAGTTGGTAACACTAAATCTATCGACCGCTTTGAGTATGAATACCGTGTAAAAACTCACGAAGTAAACGTGCGCCCTGTAGTATCATCTTTGGGTACTGGTGCGGGTGGATCTATCTTTACAGTAGTATTCCCTGACAAGTGGTTTATTTTCCCTTACACGCTTGTATCTCAATCTGGGGTATTAGCACGTATCATGACTGAGCCTCAACCTACTGCAGGTGGTTATGAGTACAAACTTAAACTTGTATCTCCTGACCAATCTTCAATGCCAGCTGCTGATATTACTGCAGGCGCATTGTTTGGTATGTTGTACGCAAACGTAGGTGTAGATTTCTCTCGTGGAAATGCTTCTAACTGGGCAGCCCCAGGTCTTGTTCGTTCTAAAATTGGTACGATTCGTAAATCTTACCACTTTGCAGGTAACGCTAAAGACTATGTAGCTCAGTTCGAACTCCCAATGAAAGAAGGACGTACTACTAAACTTTGGATGGATTACGAAGAGTACCGTCACATGCTCAAGTTCAAAGAAGAGTGTGAAATGTACTACTGGTATGGTGAGAAAACTTATGACAACAATGGTGTTAACCAAATGTTGGATGAGAATGGCCAACCTGTAATCTCTGGTCCAGGTCTCTTTGAGCAGATCATTAACAAAGACTCTTACTCAACTTTGACTCAAAACAAAATTGAGGATGTTATTGGTGATTTGTTCTACGGTATGACTGACGCTACTGATAAGCAAGTAACATTGTTTACAGGTATTGGTGGGGCTCGTGAATTTGATCGTGCACTTCGTAACTACTACAGCGGTTCAGGTAACGGATACCTACAAACTACTGAAGCTAAGTTTATCACTGGCAGCGGTCGCAGCCTTGGAATTACTGGTTACTTTACTTCTTATGACCACATTGATGGACATACTGTAAACGTAGTTAAAGTTCCATTGTTTGATCACGGTCCAGTAGCTCAAGCTTCTCAAAAGCACCCAGAATCTGGCCTCCCACTTGAATCATACAGAATGGTGTTTGTAGATCAATCAACTTATGATGGTCAAAACAACCTTCAAATGATCAACAAAAAAGGTCGTGAAATGCTTCGTTGGTGTGTTGCAGGTTCAGTAGTTCCTAACGGATTTACTTCTACTGACACTCGCGCATCAGATATTGACGGTGCTTCAGTTCACATGCTTAAGACTGCAGGTATCTTGCTTCGCCGCTTTGATACCAGCTTGGATCTTCAGTGTGTTGCATCGTAATTTGTGTTTGGTTTGCAGAAAGGGGGGTGTAACAGCCCCTCTTTCAAAACCAACTTTTAATATAAACCCTAGTTATTCTTAAACTAAAAAGAACCATGAAAAAAATCATTATCAGACGCAAAGAGGTTTTGAATCACCTCCCAAAAGAGATTCGAGCAGGAGCTAAAGTAACAATTGGCTCTATTTATGTAGGACGTCAACCACTTAAAGGAGTTGAAGGGGAAGAAGCACAGAAATTGCTTAAAGACATTATTGATGTCCCAAGTAACCACCAAGACTGGCCTAAAAAAGAAAAAGACTTTTGGGCATCTATGAGAGTTAAAGTACCATTCGAAGGAAAAGAACTGGACATTAGTACCGACGAAGATGGGAATCCATTTAACACTATGGATTACTTAACTTACAAATGGTGCCTTAAACACAGATTAGTGGCATCCACAAAGGAAGAGATGGAAGCTGATGGACGTAAAAGATTTTACATCTACGACCCAGAAAAAGATCTTCTTAAAAAGAATGCAGAAGTTAAGGTTTCTAAAGAAGCAGATAAAGAATTTATCAAGCTTACAGGAAATACAGATAAAATGCGGATGTTACTCAGAGTATTATCTGTAGGATCTCGTCCTGAAAACTTAACTGACATGGAAGTAGAGAACATGCTTTACGAACTTAAAAACCAAAGTGCTGCAAAGTTCCTCAAGCATGCTATCGACCAAGATCTGGAAATTAGATCTGAAGTTTCAGAAATGATTGAATATGGAGTAATTCGCTTGATTGGGAATCAACATATCTACATTGATGAAACTATCGGGGAAAATATCACAGATACAATTGTATACTTTAAGAATAAAAAGAACTCTGGCGCAGTAAACGCTATGAGGGCACAACTTAAAGAATTGAAGTGACCATAAATGAAATGCATATAGCTGTTAACCTGGGGGTGCAAAAGATTGCATCCTTCCAGGTTGACAACTTTTTACCTCAAGAGATTGACCATGAGTTAAACTCTGCTATGGATAGATTTATCAAACAACGATACTATCCATTAGGTAATAAGTACAGAAAAGGATTTGAGCAATCTCAAAAGCGAATTGATGACCTTAGAACTTTAGTGTCTACAAATGTTGCTAGCACCTTCTTGTTAGACAGTATTGAACTGTCAGACAATGTGTTAGATGATAACTACTTTGCAGATACTGCAGCACTCCCAAATGATTACTTATTTTTAGTAAATTTGAGGGCAGATTTGTTTGATGTATGTACTCCTACTACATTTAACATTGTAGCAGAAACATTCGCTTATCAAATAATAAACTTAACTCCCCCAATTACTGGGTATTATCTTACTAGAGTGCAGATACAATTATCAAGCAACAACCCAGTAACAGTAATTCAAAACAACAATGGGATTACTTACGATCAATTGCTTGATTCAAACAACTACACAAACAACTGTTGCACACCAGTACTATCTATAGAAACAAGTACTCAAGGAAATACAGTAGAATTAACCCCAACTGTAGATGGGAATGAAATTTATTTAAAGATCGACACAGATCTATGGCAAGGTCCTTTAGTTACAACATTAACTTGGAGTAATGGATCTGAAACAGAGATTGTAACAATGGGAACCTACCAATCACACACAATAAGAAGAAGAGCGCTCCCAACAAACATAACACCTATTAGAAGAATTGTAGTATGTAGTTATTCTCAACTTGATGATATTTATACCTTACTCCAAGATCCTTTTAATACGACAAAAAGCACAGAGCCTAAATATACATTAGATGAAAACTTTGTAAGAATATACACGACCAATGAATTTATAATTTCAAATGCGAGGATTACCTATATTAGGAGACCTCAAAGAATGAATAGAATTATTGGGGTTGGTTGTGAACTTCCAGAGCATACACATCAAGAGATTGTAGAAATGGCTATAAAAAGCATACTAGAGGGAATACAAGACCCTAGGTATCAATCACAGTCTATGGAAAACATGGAGAGTGAATAATTAATTTAATGTTTAATCCCAAAAAATAACAAAAACAATGGGAACTAATTTATCACAAGTGTTTATCTCAAACACTGACGTTTTGGAGTCAGGTACGTCTTTTACAGGCATTGCTAGCACCCCAGAAATTGGAATCTGGAACCTTGCAGGTAACTCAGGTGCAGGCGCTTATGTAAATACAGCTTTGTATCAAGCTACTGCTGACTTGACAGATTTGGATACTGGTGAAACACTGGCAGCTATTGCAAATCCGTTGTGGTTCTACAACAATTTGCAATTTGTTCAAGGTACTGCAGGTAACCCAATTGCTACCCCAATGATTAATACACGAAACATTCGTCGTATTAAGTATGATCCATTTGTAGTATCTGCAGGTCATCAAACTGTTATTGATGTTGGTACTGCACTTAACAGCAAAAATGCAACCTTTAAATTTGTACTTAGAACAACTCCTGTAGATCAGTTGAGTTTTTATGATGCAGATGGTACTGGTTTGCCTGATTTGTCTGGGGGTGGGTATCAATTTCCTCTAGCGGCATTTAACACCACTAACCACAAAGTTATTAATGTTGAGTCATTGTTTGCGGCACGCCCAACCAACGATGAGGCAGGTGTTTACGATCACTTGGTTACGCTTATTGCAGCTAACCCTATATTGAATGCTTTGTTCAATGTTACGGATGGCACTACTACTTGTACTATTGCAGCACGTCACCCTGGTGTTATCTTCGATCTTATCATTAACAATGATACTGACGAAACTACCCTTGCATCTTCAGTTCAAACTGTAACTGGATTTGTACCAGGTACAGGTAATGCTTGGCAAGTTCTTGGTGAGGAAATTCGTTGCAGAAGCCGCTACGGTAACTTCAACCGCATGTACCTACCACAAAACATGCCTACTTACACCCAAGCTACATATCAGTACGACAAAATCACTATCGAGTACGAACACAACTGGCCAACTTCTACAGGTATTGCACCTGCTGGAACTCTTAATCAAGTTGTATTGTACTTCACTGATACTGATGGTACTGCGCCTGTAGTTGGTGATTCAGGTACAGCTACTTACGATAATGCCTTTGGCCTTACTATCGCAACTGCTGCTGAATTTATTTGGTAATAAAATGGGAGGGTCTAAGAAACACTTAGCCCTCCCTTTATTTTTAAATTATGATAAACTCTAATTGTACTCAGATCTTATTTAATATACCAGTACCTGCAAATGCTGTAGGTAATGTTACAATTGAAGTAACTAATGGGGACGGAACCGTTCAAAACTTTCCAGCTGTTGCGGTTGGGGGATTTGTAACTATTAACGTAAATATGGTTACAAGCGGAGTTGTATCATATGCAGTTCTTAGAGCAAACAATGTAATTACAACTGGGACACTTGTATCTGGGTGTGAAATTGATTGCTGTTTAGCAAAACTCGTAGAGTCTGCTATTAATTGCACATGTAAATGTGACAAATGTAAAGAAGAGCTCATGCGAGCTGAAAAAATTTATCTACTATTAGCTGCTGCTAAATTTGCAGCAGAGATAGAGAATAACTATGATGACGCTGTCGCCAAGTATAATAAAGCTAGAGAATTCTGCACAGAAGTTTGTGCTTGTGGATGTTAAACTATGAGATTATTTTACGCACAGTCTGGGGATAATAAAGTTACGGTAACAGCACCGTTTAATACGTTCACATCTAAATCATCTTTTGATGCTTTATATGGGGTAAAGCCTTACGCGTATACAGATGGTGATGGTAAAAGACATGAGTTTAAGTCAACAGATTTTCAAAGTATAAACTACTATCCACAAAACAACGGACACTACTACATAGAGATTTTATTCTCAGCAAGCTTTACACCGAAGAATGGGGCAATTCTTCATCTTAAAGCAATGTTTGAGTCCAAAGCTGAGCAAGTATTTACACTTCCATATGTAAAACAAAGCTCTGTAAAAGATGGGGAAGCCAGCGTTCAACAAGCTACAATAGCTATTACTAGAGAGGCTACTACTACAATAGCAAACACAGCATACAAAGTATATGTAAATTCTCAATTAGTTGAAACTAAGGCTATTCAGTCAAAAGCATTTAGTGGGGATATAAACTTATATCAAAACCCTGCGGATTCTGTTATTGAGTTTGTTGGGGTAACTAGTCAGTCAGAACTAATCCCACAGTATCTTAACAACAACAAAGGTAAGTTCTTAACTAGTTCTGACTTCCTTGCAACTATTAATAACGAATCTTCTTACTTCTACGTATTTACAGATAGACTATCTACAGAACCATTTGTAGTAGCTAATAAAGTAGGGTGTTTAGACGCAACAGCTAGCAATTACAATATTGCAGCTAAACCGCAGTTTAATAACAACAGCTGTATATACGATTACAGAGAACCTAGAAATGTAGTAATTACAACTACTGTAGCATCTTCAAAGTTCCCAAATGTAACTATAACATATTCAGAAACTAACTTAGATAGTGCTAGTTATGACAATGCGGCTAACTTTACATCCTCTGTATCCATTAACGGGGCTACTGCAACTACGTTAACAACTACGGTCAATGTAGAAGATGATGTTACAACATTATTTATTAAAGGTGAAAATGCCCCAGCATCAAGTAACTTAGATTCTTTAGTTGGGATTGATCTCCCATTTGCAAGAATAACAGTTCTAGACAATGTTAATTCAGAAGATAGATCTTTCTTCTTCCCAACATTCAGAGCAACATCGAGTGGATGTGTAGATAACACAGCACTTAACTATGAAGCAGGATCAACTCCTTGTACAAACTGCTGTTTATACTGCAACGATTTAGTTAATGGTCTGCAGTCAATATCATTTAACGGTCCTTTAGGATTTTCAAGTAGTAATGATGTTACCAATGATGATAATACAACTGTCTATGGAAGTATAGATATAGTATTTTCAGAACCAACTGAGTTTTTTAACAACCTCAGTAACTTGCTAGTTAGCATGTCTAATACTTATTGGACAATTAATTACTACAATGTAAATCAAGTAGTTTTACCACAATCTCAGGGACTACAAGCAACTATATCTGGATCAGCACTTATAAATGACACAAACGATGCAGGAAGTGCTGCACAAATACAATTCGTAACCCCACCATCTAATAACTCTGGTTTATTCCCAGGAAATCAATACTACGCAGAGTATGTATTTAATAATGGGAGTGGGTGCACATTTTATGCATATGCTTTATTTACAGTCCCATTTAATGGATGTCTAGACCCGTCAGCTACTAATTACTCACCTTTACCAGGAAACACAGGGTTAGGAAATTGCACATACAGCTCAGATCAAACAGATTGTACACAATCAATTATAGCATCTATTACACAACCTACTGTAATAACAAATGCATATGCTTTAGCTAGCTTAACAGTATTTGGGCAGGCTTCTGATGGAGTCAATGCAGATGTTTATGGAGAGTATACAATACTTTACAGTCTATACGAAATTAGTAGCGGGGCATTTATTGGTACTTACGTAGTAGATTCTGCAGTAGTTGTAGGACCTGGTAACCCATTTGTTACGTCAATATCTTTACCCCCAAACACTTCAGCTACAATAACTATCACAGAACTTAATTCTAGTTGTAGTGAAGTTCTTCAAATATTCCATCCTGGGATAGTTCAAGTATTTGGGTGCACAGATCCTCTAGCCGTAAATTACAATTCGACTGCAACAGCAGAGAATGGTTCATGTGTATACTGTGACCAACTAGACTTAAGAGCTTTATCTTTTACAAATGCTAGTGGTTCATGCTCATCGTCAAACTCAGATGGGACTATAACATTTGCAGTAACTAATGCCCCTGGGACATTCTATATTGTAATAGTACCGCTAATTGCCCCAGCTTACCAGCTCCCCCCTAACCAACTTATAGCTACTAACTTATCTGCAGGTATATATACTGCACAAGTAGTAGTTAATATGGGTCCAGGTATCAACTGTATTATAGACCTAAATGAATCAATAGGTATAGGAGTAACTACAAGTGGATGTGGCTGTACAAACCCATTAGCTGTAAACTTCAATCCATTAGCAACTGAAGATGATGGAAGTTGTATAATTTTAGGGTGTACGGACGAATTAGCAATTAATTACTCCCCAAACGCTACTGTATCTGACGGATCTTGTATATACAACGTCAACCCAATAGAACCTGCGTGCATTCCAAACAGTGTAGATAACACTAATACTTACGATGTTACATTAAGTAACATACGTAGATGTCTTTCAAAAGAAGGAACTACACTTCTATTTAAAATACGTGGTGGGGTTAAGTGTGATACTACAGATCAAATAAAAATTACTTTAGTAACTTATTTACTTGGGAGATTAGGATTAGATTGTTTGTATAACTGTAACTACACATTCGACTACAATGGTCAAGAGATTGATTGCGAAAATCTTTGGACTCTTGGGGGACCTAGTGGTCCTGAGCTAGAATGGGATACTACTACAATCTATGCAGCTGGAGATATGATTAGATATACATCTAATGGAATTACTAGTTACTACACTACAATAGAGGCAGGGCAAGCTTTATTACCCCCACCAGCAGAGCCTTTAAAATGGATAAGATGTCAGGATTATTCATTACCTTCGGGAACAGAAACATATCTAAATACTTTCATTAACTTTGCAAGAAAGTTTTGTTTAGTTTGTTTTTCAGACCCACTACCTGTAGCTCAATCCATAAGTGTAGAAAACAATTTACTTGGGGGAATAACTTTAGAAAACGGGGATAACATACAATTATAATGGCTACAATAACTAACCTAGCAGCTCTAACAAAAACTAACGTAACCACTAATGATTACTTGTTAGTAGCTAACTCAGCTAAACAAACCAATACTAAGTTTCAGCTTTCTACTTTATTCCCAACAGTTCAAACAAAAGCTGGGGCTTCTGGAGCTGACTTGTTTGTAGATATTACAGATAAAAATGTAATCAATCTTAAAGGTATTGAGTCTGCAAATAATAAAATTACAGTTACTACAGCTGCTAACGATATTGTACTAACTCTCGCAGAAGCTAATATAGATCTAGCTAATTGTGACAATACTACCTCAACATTTCTATCTAGTGTCAATCTTACATCTAATGTAACAGGTACTCTCCCAGTAGCTAATGGGGGTACAAACGCTACATCCTTTTTAGATAAAGCTGTTGTTATAACGCAAGCTTCTGGTACTGACACTCTTAGCTCTTTGGCTATGACTACTAACGGTCAATTGTTAATTGGGGGTACTAGCGGTCCACAAGTAGCTACGTTAACTGCAGGTACTAACATCACTATAACTAATGGGGATGGGGCTATTACTATCAATTCATCTTTAGCATCTGTATCCTCAGATCTAGATATGAATAACAACGACATAGATCTTGGAACAGGCTATATTAGTTCAGATGGTAATAGTAATGGTGTTAGAGTTACAGGAAATAATGCATACGTAGGTACTGCAGCATCTTATTTTAACTCTGCGGTACTTAATCTAAGTGGGGGAATAGATCTACTCACAAATACATCTCACACCATTAAAGTAGTAGCAGGAACAACTCCTGGAACACTAACTGTACAAGGACAAGATACTACTACTACAAATGGTAATGGGGGTAATTTAACTTTATCTGCAGGAGATGCAGACGGCAGTGGTACAGGTGGACAACTAAATCTTTATGGAGGGGATACTGGATCTGGGACAGGGGGCAGTATTAAACTTATTACTTCAGTAGCAGGTACATATACTGACGCTATAACTATAGATGGGAGTTCTGACGTTACTGTAAATAACGGTAGTTTAATTATTGCTCAAGCTACTGAAGGATTAGTACATACTAACAAAGGAGCTGTAACACAGGCTACTAGCCACGCAACTGGGGTTACTGTAAATGCAACTTCAGGAATTATAACATTAGCAGGGGTAGCCCTGAATGCTGCTGCAGAAGCAGAGTTTACAGTAACAAATGGTGCTGTAACTACAGGATCTTTGATACTTCTAACAGTACAATGCCCAGCTGCAGCATCAGAGACAGATAATGCAACTTTAGTAGCTCAACTGAGTGGGGTAAGTAATGGAAGTTTTAACATCCGTCTTACTAACCCAGGAGCTGGAAATACATCAACCAACGCACACAAAATAAACTTCTTAGTTATAAATTAATCGCAAACACATGACACAAATTACAGGAACTAACAGAGAGTTTTTACAAATTTTAAAAGCTCTTGAATCAGTAAAAACCTTAAAAGGTAAAACTTTTGCACTTCTAGTTGCTAAAAATATTAGCAGTATTACAGAACATCTTCAACCTATCGAAAAAGCTTCTATCCCTTCTAAAGACTTTCAAGAGCTTTCAGTAAAAGTTCACAAACTTATCGAAGAAGAAAAGTCAGAAGAAATAGAGAAAATTGAAAGTGAGCATGTTGAAATAATTGAAGAACGTAAACATCAATTAGACAATGTTGAGAAGATGCTGAATATGGAAAGCAGTGTAGGAGTTAATTTAATAAGTGAAGAACATTTACCTAGTGATATCACAGCAGATCAAATTTATGGGCTGCTTAAAATCTTAAAATAATGGCTGCAATTAATTTCAAAGTAGAATTAAAATCATCTGGGCTATTATCCGCCCCACTATTATTATTTGCTGCAGATACAATTGTAGCTACAGGAGTAGTTGCTAAAGCAGCTAAGCTTATAACAGCTGTTAATGGGGCAGCAGTTACATTATTCCCCAAAGCAGACTTTACAGATGCTGACGGTCAAGCCCTTGTCTTCATAAAAAATACAGGCAGTACTTACGATCTATTTGTAGAAGCTGGTACTGATGTAGAGTTTATTAAACTAAAACCTGGGCAATTTGCAGCCTTTCCGTGGTACACAGATAACAGTTCTGGGCAGGACCTTAAAGTCTATGCTAGTAATGCATCTGGTACTACTGTAGATGCCACATTAATTGAAATAACTTAAGTTATGAGTGGAGTATTAGGAAGAATATTTGGGGGTTTAGCTTCTCAAGCTTCAACTATCATTGATGAGGTAGTTACAACTCAAGAAGAAAAACTTGAGTTAAAAATGAAGCTTGAGCAACTAATCATGGATGCTGAACTTGCAGCAGACCAAGAAATAACCAAACGCTGGGAAGTGGATATGGTTAATGGTAATTGGTTAAGTAAGAGCATTCGACCTCTGACACTAGCCTTCCTAGTAATAGCTACAGTGTTACTTGTATTTATTGATGCAGGTGCTATAAACTTTGAAGTTAAAGAACACTGGGTTAACCTACTTGAACTAGTTTTGATTACAGTAATAGGAGCCTACTTTGGTGGGAGATCTTATGAAAAATCAAGAATTATTGTAAATGAAACTAGGTCTAGAAAAGAAGAAAGACATGAAAGAAGAAATAAAAGACTTTCTGAGGACTAACCCAGGGTATCTTAAAACAAGTATAGAAAGAATATCACACAGAGTAAACTGCAGTGATTTAAATCTATGCAGAGACGCTTTGAATGAAGTTAAGTTTGAACTTAAAAACAAGAACGTAAATGTAATAAGTGAGTTTAATAAACACTTGCAAGATAATGATATTCATCCTGACGATGTAATAAGTGTAAAGTATTGGCAAACAGCTTCTGGTAAACAAAGATTCTCAATCGTAACAAAGAATGAGCAGAATTCCGTACAAGACATTAAAGAGGAAATACAAAACTTTGCAAAACTTCACAGTACGAATGTACCAACAGTACTACGATCTTTTGATATTTCTAAACCGATAGCTTACGAAATATCTCTCCCAGACCTTCATTATGGGAAGATGCATTCTAAGACACTCAATGAAATTGAATCTGAATTTTTACAAGTTATACACAACCTTGTAGACCAAGCTGTAAATTTAGACATTGAGAAGTTTATACTCCCAATTGGGAATGATGGTATGAACTCTGAAGGAATGCGGCAGACAACTACTAAAGGTACTCCACAGCAAGACTCTGCAGGATGGAAAGAAACATTTAGAGGGTATTGGAACCTAATAGTAAGAGCAATAGACTACTTAAAAGAAATTGCCCCAGTGGATGTAATAATTATATCTGGGAATCACGATTACGAAAGAATGTTCTATGTGGGGGATGTACTTGCAGGATGGTATAGAAATGATGAAAATGTTGTTATAGATAATTCAGAATCTTCTCGTAAATACATTGAGTATGGAGTAAATATGATTATGTTTACACATGGGGATAAAGAAAAGCCTAATGACATCCCATTAATAATGGCTACTGAACAACCAGAAATGTTTGCAAAGGCTTCTCACAGAGAAGCTCATTGTGGGCACTTTCACAAAGAAATGCTAAATGAGTACAGGGGAGTTAAAGTCAGATTTATACCTAGTATTTGCCCTAATGATGAGTGGCACAAACTCATGGGGTATGAGGCTAAACGAACAGGGCAAGCTTTTATTTGGTGCAAAAAAACTGGATTCTATGGATACTTCCAAACAAACCTCTGATGAGGATTTCTCTTACTATGAAGAGGATGAAATATTGGATGAAGCATATTACAATGCTTATCTAATAATTACCAATAGAATGACTTTAGATGAATTAATAACTTCTAAAGGGGAAATAACATTCATTCCATATGATCCTGGAGTACCAGAAACAATAGAACTGATTTTAGATGATATGATTGATTATTTTTCATCAACTGAAGAATACGAAATATGTGCAGAGTTAGTAAAAGTTAAAGAGAAATTAAATGACACTTGATGAAATTGCATACAACCTTCTAAATCTAGTTCGCGGAGGTAGATCTAATCACGATGAAAACATCTCGCTTGATCAAATTAAATTTAATATCAAGCATTACAGAGCTGTATTCATTCGTAGAGATTTTGCACGCAATGGACTTATTACACGGCACTTAGAGCAAGATCTTGGGTGCCTTAATCTTATTAGGGTAGACGCATCTAAGTGTTGTTCTTTACCTTCTACTTGCCCTGTATACAGAACAGAATTACCTCTCCCTAAAACGGTTAGATTTAATTTCAAAGAAGCTATTACCTACACAGGTGATATTACAGGATTAGGGCGTATCCCAATGGTACAACCTTATGAAATAGCATATATTCCTTACGATAAGCACACAAGCAACAATCCTAAAACTTATATGATTGAAGACTACTTGTATGTCTATAATCCTAAAGGTATGGATGTTATAAATGTACGTGGGATATTCGAAGATCCTGAAGAAGTGCAAAGATTTAAAACTTGTGATGGACCTTGCTATGATGAAAACTTCTCATTCCCCATGCCAATGGATATGGTTAGTTTAATAACTGCAGGACTACTAAATGGAGAACTAAAACTACTGGCAGGATCATTTACAGATGATGAGAATGACAGACAACAAGATAGAGAATAATGAATACAAACGAAGAAAGATTGCTAAACGCAATCAAAAACCTTACAAGAAATTCTTTAGGTCAGTGTGGATCTATTATCATAGATGACACTGTAGAGCATGTAGGTCCATATACAGCAATAACAGCTATTGGAACTGCTGCAGCAATCATTGATACCTCTGAGTGTGATTTAGGTCCTTTAGAAGATCAACCAGCAACAATTACTATACCGCAAGGTGTAACAATATTTGGGGAGTTTAACTCTATCGAACTAGATTCAGGAGTTGTAATTGCGTACAAACAATGCTAAAATTAGGAACAAGTGTTCAGAGCGTAGTTAGTAGAGGGGGCATTACTAAAGTATGCCTTAATCCTAACTATACTTCAGATTTTAGTGCTGGGGTAGATGGTTGGACAGGAGATACAGGTATTAGCGCTATTATAGGAAATAGAGATTCTATTGGAGGTTTGAATGACAACTTAGGTGTTAGATTTGCTGTAGGCATCCCTATTATCACTAAAACCCTAGCTGAAGAAGTTTCATCAGGATGTACATATACATACAGTCTTAGGGTATTCATACCAACTGGCAATAAAGATGTAACGTATATTAGTAGACTCCTAATAGGGGGAGAAGAAATACCAATTTCAGGTGAAGCCATTGCAACCAATACTTGGACTTTATTTACTGGAACTTTTACTGCATCACAAACATTAACTAGCTTCGGGATAGAGTTTAATGCTGGTAGTGCAAGTTCTGAATTAGCTTACTTAAGAGAGATATCATTAACACTTTAAGATTATGTCCTCACCAGCTTGGCAACGAAAAGAAGGCAAAAACCCTAAAGGAGGGTTAAATGCAAAAGGTAGAGCAAGTTATAAAGCTGCTAATCCTGGATCTAAATTAGGAGCTCCACAACCAAAAGGAGGAAAAAGACGTAATTCTTTTTGTTCTAGGATGTGCGGAATGAAAAGTAAATTGACTTCAAAGAAAACAGCAAGCGACCCAAATTCAAGAATAAATAAATCATTAAGAATCTGGAACTGCGGTTCCTGCAGCAATTGGAAATAATGGAGATACTAACCGTGTATGAAATCGTAATTATTGCCTCAGCTTTAGTGGGGACTTATGTAAAAATGAATATTGAGATTAATAAGGTTAAATCTCGTATATTTGTTTTAGAACAAAATCACAGTGAAATAACAACAATGCTAAGAAAATTAGATAAAGATCTTACAGAGATTAAAATCTTATTAGCACGTAAACAATTAGACACATGATGACACTAATTATAATCATTTCAATTATCTCAGTACTAGGTGCTGTAGTTATAATTTATTTAGCTAACCTTCATAACGGGGGCATTGTAGATAACAATAAAAACTTTATCTCAGACAATGTAGACGATAAAGCTAAAGAAATAAAAAAAGAAATTAATCGACGTGTAGAAAACGTTAAACTTGAAGTAGAAGATGTAACTACAGCTATAGGAAATGCTATAGATGGTTTAGATGACATCTCAAAAGCTGCAGCAGGGGCTAACAGAAAAGGACGTCCAAAACATAAGCAGAAATGAAACAAATGCTTAAACGTAAAGACGGGTCTTATTCTCAAAGAGGGCTTTGGGATAACATTCGCGCAAACAAAGGGTCAGGTAAAAAACCTACCAAAGACATGCTTAAACAAGAAAATAAAATTAAAGAAATGAACTCAAAACCTAAATCAAAATCTCCCTCAAAGAAAATGGGTGGAGGATATAAAGCTCCACAATACCAAATGGGTGGGGATATGATTGAACCGTCTAAAGAAGTCAACTTTGATCGTCCTATGGCTCAATCAGGCATGGCTAAATCTAAAAAAATGAAGCCAGATTACATTGATATTGACAAAGACGGAAACAAAACAGAGCCGATGAAAAATGCCGCTTCAAATAAAAAAATGAAAAGCGGAGGAGGCAAATCAATGAAGCCTGGAGGTGGTGGAAGATTTGAAAAACTAGTTGGAGAACTCAAAGGTAAAGGAAAATCTGAAGATTCAGCTAAAGCAATAGCAGCTTCAATTGGGAGGAAAAAATACGGTAAGTCAAGATTTCAAGAAATGGCTAAAAAAGGATAATGCATACATTGACAGACATATATAAACACTACAGAGCTAATACAGCATCACCCGTAGACAAAGCTACGTTTAAAAACATCTGTGAGGAGTTTAATATGTCTGTCATAGAAAATTTGATATTAGAAGGGAAAAGCTTTAACATGAGAAATAACCTTTCTAATATCTCTGTTCGTCGTATAGAACGTAATCCTTCATGTCCTACAATAGATTGGTGGGAAAGTAATAAGTACAAACAAGAGCTTATCGAAGAAGGGGTAAAGATATTTGATCCAGAAACAGGGGAAGGAAAGAAATGGTTTATATACTATACAGATCCTTGGTATTGTAAGTATCATTGGGAAAAACATAAGTGTAAAATCCCTAACAAAACTGTTTATAGATTTACCCCAACAAGAGGACTAAAAGGAAATAAAGAAAAACTAACAGCGCTACTAAAAGAAGACGAGCTTGCTTACTTAAAATTCAAAAAACATGGCAATATATAAAACTATATCTAGTAAGGTTATCTTGCGAAAGATCTTTCGAGATATTAAACCTAATCACGATAATTGGATTGATGATGCCATTGAATGGATTGGGGAAGCATTAGAGCACATTGGGAGTTCAACGCAGCTAGATACTAAAGTTTGTGTTCTCCCAATTTCTAATTACAAAGGGTTACTCCCAAATGATTTCTATTACTCGCAAATGGTTGGGGTAAACAATGCTGTAGCCCCATCTATTGAAACAGAACTCGATGAGTTATTGTCTCAAGTAAATGATATTCAAGCTCAGTTAGCAGCTAACCCTAACCAAGACTTGACTTATCAAATGAGAGAACTTAACTCTCGAATCGTAGTTCTTGAGAATATCTACATGTCAGATAGCTCTATGGTTACACCATTAGCTTACTGTACTACAGCATTCCCAAATGCAGAAGCTTGCCCAGAATGTGTAAATCAAACTACCACAGTCAAAGAATGTTACTTCATTGAAAATGATAGAATTAAAACTTCTTTTGCTTCTGGTAAAGTTTGTATAAGCTACAAAGCATTCCCAACAGATGAAGATTGTTACCCACTAGTACCAGACGATATTAGTTTCAAAGAAGCTATGTTTTGGTATGTATATAAGAAAATGCTTTTAGGTGGGGATACACCTGTAGAAAATGGGATAAACTATGTATTTGCCGAACAACAGTGGAAATACTACTGTACACAGGCAAGAAACGCAGCTAATTACCCAGACATTGATAGATACGAGTCATTTATGAATCAATGGGTTAGACTTATCCCAAACATTAACAGACACTCAGCTGGGTTTGAAAATCTCGGAACTAGAGAAACATTACATAGAGGATCAGCTAATACTTACGGATTGTGAAGAAGTTTTTAAAAGGTATGCATAAAGACGCAGAGCGCGTTGATATGCCAGACGGTACTTACAGAGATGCTCTTAACGCTAACCTCTATTATACAAAAGGAGCTATTGTAAATGAGCAAGGAACAGTACTTGTGGGTGAATATAATTCCCCAAACTTTCCTATACAAAATATTATAGGTCAGTGCGCATTAGAAGACGGTAGAATTATAGTATTTGCTATTGACACTAATCCTGACACTAATGGAACCAATGTTATCTCTTTAGTAACCCCAAAACAAAACAAATACGAGGTATTATACAGAAACGATGATTTAAACTTTCAACCAAATTTTACAATAGAAGCTACAGCTAAAATAGACAGTAAAAACAAAATAAAAGTCTATTTTACAGATAACTATATTTCAAAACTTGTAGAGCCAGAGACAGGGATAGAGTACATAGATGAATATAACCCACCAAGAGTGTTTGATATATCTAAACAGTTAGAGTATTTGCAGACTATTCCTACAGTTACTACTGCTGACCAAACTGTGCTGTACACAGCTGATGAAAATTTTACTGTAGATAAATTAGACATATTTATGAATGCTGGATTTATCCCAGAATTCACAACAGTAAATATAATAGAAGGAGGTGGGGTATTAAGTGGTACGTATCACTTAGCACTGGCGTATGTAGATGAAGACAGAAATACTACTAATTTCTTAACAGCTTCAAATGCAGTACACATTGTAACAACTAATGAGAACGCTCTCCCAACAGAATCTATTACAGGGGATCCACAAGGCTCTCAAAGTAATAAATCTATTTCCTGGAACTTCACAATACCAGAAGATGCAAGAAACTACACTTTTATTCAACCTGTAGTTATTCAAAGATTTGGGGGAGGTCAGAACCAAGAAACAAGTGAATTTGCATATGCGCTTGATCTTGTCAGAATAGAGCAAGGAGAAGTACAATCTGTTACATATACTGGATTAGAAACTGTAGCACAAGCAAGTGTATCTGAAGTTATAATTGATTATGTAAGATATGAAACTGCTAAAACATTTGTGCAGTTGGATAACAGATTGTATGTATCAAATTTGCAATCTCGTGGAGATATAGGGTTTCAAAGATTTGCAAATTCTATTACTTTGCGAGCTATAACTGAAGAAATTAAACGTTTTGACCCTAGATATTTTGATGTGATAAACATAAACAAAGGGTACACAAACTTACTATCCCCATCTAATCAAGCATCTTTTAGACAAAATGATACTATACTAGACATTTATAAACCTATACAAGGTAACGATCACCCCGATCTAGATGACGAACAAATAGATAAGTTTACAGGAAGAGTTCGAAAAGGTTACAAAGATGTTAAACTTTCATACAATAAAAAATCTTACAGACGTTCTGAAGTATACGCTTTTTACATTTCTTTTGTTCTAAAAGATGGTACTGAAACATACGCATACCATATACCTGGAAGAAACGTATTAACAATCGGTGATACAGGATATCTTGAAAATGAATCAATTAGTGATCATACACCTACAGATTTTGAAAATAATGTAGGTTTCAATACTGCAGAGATACTAGAACTGTATGAAAATGCTAAACTTCACCAAGTAACTGACACACAAGTTATTCTAAGCGAGATAGCTGGAGTAGAAGTATCCACAAGCTACTGGGAAAATAATGAAGAATTATATCCAGCATCTGCAGACTTCACAGTTTGGGAAACTGACGAAGATGGGGAACCTATACAAACTGGAGATTTAAGAGGAACTAAAGTTAGGCATCATAAAATGCCTTCAAACAAACACCCAAACTACTCTTTTATAACAGGGACGCAGTCCTGGGATAATGATAACTCAAACGCAGTAAATCAATTTTCCCCAAACTTATTTGAAAATAACAATGAGAATCAAACTTTAGAACTTGCGGAAAACATAAGACTTCTTGGGGTACAGTTGGAAAATATACACATCCCCAAATTTATACTTAAGCAAGTTCAAGGATACAAAATATACTACGCTAAAAGAAACCAAAAAGATAAAACAATATTAGGTCAAAGTATCCCAGTTCCTGGGGCATTACGAGCTAATACTGTTTTAAGTATGTACACACCCATAGCAAAATTTGGGCCGTACAACAGAGCTTGGTGGATGTACGGGGGAATCCCCCCGTCAGGACTCTATTATCCGCTAATAGATTCTAAATTTTTTAACGGGAGTTTTTACAAAGGCTTCTCTATTTTCAAGTTTCATGATTTTAACCTGCTTAAAAATAAGCACACATTAAGTGGGGCATCTCACGTGGATGTTCAAAGCATACTAACATTTAGATATTACGCAGGAGGACCTGGGTCTAAAGATAGACCTGTACCAGACAACGATTCTCATACATTTTCTAATACAGAGTGGGGACCTAACGCGGAGATAGGAAATACCTCATTCCCTAATGATCCAGATAATCAATACGTGTCTGGGATTAGAGCTTGGGCTACATCTGTGTTTATAGCTGCTGGATATCATGAACCACAAACAGTTACCTACAGCACTCAATTCTTTTTGCAAAACAGTGTAGTAGCTAATAAACTCAACAACATACAGAGTATATACACAATACAACCTAAGAGTACAACATATTTACCTGGTTCTACACATTTAGAAACTACAGACTCTGGAGCTTATCATGGAGCTAGATATTTATTAAATTTTGCAGGGGAATCTTCAATAGCAGTTGGATTAAGTTCAGGTCTCCCAATGCTAGTAGGATTTTTACTAAACGCAGAATCTCCTGACAGACCTGACGCATCTCAAGAATTTTGGTGGTACCCAAATAATGGATGGTTAAATCCTGAAAATGGGGAGGTTGGTAATTTTAACTGGGTTCTGAATCTAAATAAACCTTACCTAGATCCCCTAGAAACATTCTCAGTCGGTGGGCATCCCGCAGCTTACTTAATTAATCTATGTACAATTAAAGAAAATGTATATGATTCTTTTGACGAACAGCAACTGGTTTGGACAGGATATTATAAATCTTTAAGAAACGTAGATATAAATACAGGAGAAGATCTTGTAGATTCTAATAACTACTACGAAGGAGCTCAGTCTGAAGAAGTGTTTGGGGGAGATACCTATATAACTAGATATGGATTTAGAAGTACAGTTCTTTCGTACGGACATCATAACTGGATTGGGGGAGGTACACAAACAGATATCCCATTTAATTTATCTACTGGATTTACAGGAAGTACTGAGATATGGGATAGTTCATTTGACGCAGATACGTTACTAGGTACTGACGAAGCTAACACAGATCTCGGCAGTAGTTATAGATGGGTAATAGGTAATAACACCCCAATAGCTACTATATTTTATTTCTACTGCGAATCTGAAGATTTAATAGGGTATCGACATTCTGCAGATGCATTGGCAGGAGTACCTGAAAAAGATGGCAGATTCTTTGATGGGTCTGTAGCCGCATCTGTATTGTTTAAAAGTCCAGTTAGTGATGGTACCAGCATGGATAACATGCTCTACATGAATAACTATTCTTTAGGGCAAGATATAAAAGTAGCTATTCCTCTCCCTAAAACTTTTGATAATGTAACTGTATTTCCTACAAGAACAATTAGAAGCGAAGTAGACGAAGGCACATTAGACGACAAGTATAGAAAGTATAAAGCATTAGAATACAAAGATGTGCCTAAAAACAGAGGTAGTGTATGGGATATTTTTACCGTAGGTTCTGTATTGTACATACATACAAAAAACTCTTTGTTTGTAACAAAAGGTAAAGAAAATCTTCAACTGGGGGATGCTTCACAAGCATTTATCGGTAGTGGGGATATATTTAGCCAAGATCCTGATGAACTAGTTTCTACAACTGAAGGATATGGTGGTACAGATGCTCAATTTGCAAGTATCACTACTCGATACGGACACTTCTTTATTAACAGAAATTATCGTAAGGTATTTCTATTTACTAATCAAATAGAAGAAATAAGTTCATATGGTATGGAGAAGTGGTTTATAGATAACCTACCATACACAATAGAAAATTTTGGGGTAGATTTAAGTTTGTATCCTTCAATAAGTACGGATGCTCCTACAAACTATTTTGGATTTACAGCTGGGTATGATCCTAAATTTAAAAGAATCCTATTAACTAAAACAGAGTTAAAACCTACACCTTTGTTTATAAGTTTGTTTAACAACAACTTAATACAAGTAGTAGAAGGAATTATGCAGTTCCCTACAAACTATCAAGGCAGTGTTATATTTGGGGAGTTAACTTTTGAAAATACTAACTTCTTTACACGAGGAGGTTGGACATTATCCTATTACCCAGAATACAAATTTTGGGGAAGCAGGCATAGTTATATCCCACGTATATATTCTTATACGACTTCTGAATACTATAGTTTAGTAAACTTTTCAGAATCAGAAGAAGGACAAGTTTGGGAACATAGTGATTTGAATAACCCTGGAAACTTTTACAATACGCTTTATAATTTTGAATTTGAATACATAGATAATAGCTCACCTGGAGCATCTAAAGTATTCTCAAGTATATATTATTGGACCGAAATTCAATCCTCTAACAATGTAAATACTATTCAATCTATAAAGTATACCTCACCAGGATTTACTAGTTTTTATGTGTATAATACACAACAAATATCTGGGGAACCTACAACAATTAACTACTTAAACAATATACGTCTTGTAGATAAGTTTTGGTATATAAATAGTTTTAGAGATTTATCTTTAACTGCTAGCTTAACTACGACTGATTTAGTAACTAACACACCTAACGTACAAGAAGTGTTTGTTCAAGGTGTTACTGCCCCTATTCAAGACACAACAATGTTTGTTGAAGAAGGAGTAGTAAATTTAGACTACATTGACTCATCTAAAGATTGGTTTGAACAAAGAAGATTTGTAGATCAGTATCTAGGTGTAAGATTGATATGCAACAATTTAACAGGAAATTTGGTACATTTGTATGCAGCTGGGACTAAATTTCGCAACTCATTCAGATAATGAAATCTTCAACTAAAAAATACTTTAACTCTGATAAGAAGTTTAACAAGCGAATTAAAAAGCAGGCTAGCGCTTTACCTTTAAGTGCTACAACTACTACTTTACAGACCGATGCTGATCAGCAAGGAACTTTGGGATTGTTGCAGCAAACTCAATTAGAGCAAGAACGTGCTCTACAACAAGAAGCTACCGCAGAGTATCAACAACAGCTTGAAGCAGAACAGCAAAGAACACAGCAAGCAGTGTCTGCGATCCCTCAAGCTTTAACAACAGCTAAAGAAGTTAGTAGCACAGCAAAAGATGCAATAGCAGCTTTAGGGCAAAAAGGTGCAAAAGTTGCAGGTAAAGGATTCGCTAAAACGTCTACAGCTGTAGCTCCTGTTGCATTAGCAGCTACTTTAGCAGGGGAGGGTATTAAATATTTCTCAGCTGATGACGATGATACAAAATATAATGCAGGTGAAATCGGTGGAGGACTTCTTTCAGGTGCAGGACAAGGAGCTTCTTACGGAGCCTTAGCTGGAAGCATTATACCTGGATTTGGGAATGTTGCAGGTGCGGCAATAGGAGCAACAATAGGCGCTGGTGTAAGCGGAGCTAAAATGCTTATAGATAGAAAGAACGCTAGAGAGGGGCAAGAGTTAGAAGATAGAATTAAGAGCAGACGTGATACAGAATTTGCACAAAGAAATACAGATTTATTTAACCAAGCATTTGGGGCTCAAGGAAGAGATCTAGGTTACAATGTAGGATCAAGTGTTTCTAACTCTTACTTACCTGGGTTTCAAAGAGCAGAAACTGGGGGTAAAAAAGTCCCTGGGGGAGTTATTAAACCTCTCCCATTTGGGGCAGTTGAATTTAGAGGTAATAAACATGGGGAGTCAGGTAAAGGCTCTGATAGTGGTATTATCTTAGAAGAGGGGGGTAAAATGTCTCCTGGTGTAGAGGTAGAGGATAAGGAAACTATGGATAAGGTCAAATTCGCTAACGGTAGAGAAGATGACTACATATTTTCTTCTTACTTAAAACTTGGAGGGAAATCATTTGCACAAAGACATAAAGAAATTCTTCAATCTGGGGGAGATCAGGAGCAGATACAAAACTTAGCTAAAATGCAAGAAGAAAAAGCTAAGGAAGTTGAACGTACTCCTGTAGGACCAACTGATCAATACGGTCCAAGAGGTCAAGAATATATTGCTAAGTATGGGGGAGTTAGAAAAAAATATCAAGCTGGTATGGGACCAATTGCTGGAAGGCAGTCTAATTATAACTCATCTATGGTTAGACCTATAGAAGAAGTGGCAGCATACCACAAAGCCATGGGAAAAGATTCTTTTTGGTACAAGTTTAAACCATATGATATAAAAGATTTTTTTAAAGATGAGGTAGTAGAATTCCCAAAAACATTTCAACAACTAGACTCTGCTAAATACAGTGTTCCTTTAAATATTCCACAACCTACTCCACAACCTAAACAATATGGTGGTAGGATGAAAGCTCAGACATCATTACCACCAGAGCAACAAGCACGTGTCGAAGAAAGTAAAAATCTACTGGATGCAATTGACGCCGGGGCTATTCAAGCTGGAGATTATGCAGGTGCCCAAGTTGCAGCTCAAAGTGCAGCTGCTAATGCCGCAGCCGCAGATACTCCTGTACAAACGCTAGAAATGCAGCCTACGACCTTATTTCCATATTTAGACCTTTTAAATAATCCTAATTTTAGGCTAATGATGGAAAATGCGGAACGAAGAAGTCAAAGGCCAGCTACCCAAACTTCTGCAGCTGAATCAAATGAAGCTACTACTGATACAACTGAATTTAATGGTCAAGGATTAACCCCAGACAATACACCTAATTTACCAGCAGGAATGGCTTGGTTTGACAATGGGGATGGTACATGGTCTATAATTCCAAGTGTAGCAGTAGGGGAAGCAGAGGTAGTAACAAAGAGAAAGCGTACACCACTATTTCCAAATATGCCGTATGAGGAAGAAACAGGTATGCAAACAAAAGAGAACAAAGATGAATCTACTTTAGACTTTAAAAAAGAACAAAAGTTAAACATCCCACCCCCAAGAGTAAGAGATGTTCCTCCTTTAGCTTATTTAGGAACTGCAGCTCAATTGCTTGGGCCATTAATGGCTTTAAGAACTTCTTACCCCGAACCTCAAAAAATAAGTGCAGGAGTTCAAGGTTTAACTAAATTGGGGAGAGTAAATTTCAACGCAGAAAGAGCAACAAATATAAATAGCTCTACAGCGGCTAACAGATTTATTCAAAACACTAGTGCGGGACCTGCAGCAATTGCAGCTACTATTGCAAGTAATAATGCAGCTCGTGAAGGATCTATGCAACTGGCATCTCAAGAAGCTAGAACAAATATGCAATTAGCTAATGCAGAAGAGCAATTAAATGCTAATATTGTAGCACAAAATATGGCTAGAGATTTGCAAGCTCAAGGATTGAATACTGAAGCTCAAAATATGCTTGATCAACTTGAGTATCAAAATCGAATAAATGCTTTTGATACTATGGGGGCTATAGGAGCTCAGTTTGCATCTGATGTAATGCAATATAAAGCTACGGAAAGAGAAGCACGCGCTAATCAAATTGCTGGGGAATATACTCGTGAAGGATACGTTACTGCAATGCAGAATCGCCCTAAATATAGACGAATGCTTAAAGAAGCGGGTATTGATCCTAATGATACTCGCACAGTGCAAAGAATTGCTGCAGAAATGTACAATCCAAATATGACTCTCGACGAACAAGAAGAAATGTTTAGACAATATGTTATTGAGCTAAATAAAACTAAAGAGAAAGAAGACAAAAGATTTGGGGGTTATATAAAGAAATACGGTAAAGTCTCTAAAAAATAATACTATGAGATTAGATTCTATAAGGTTTAATGCCCCAAGAAGTATGTACGTAGATCCAAGATCCGTACAAGTTAGTAATACTTTAAGAGAAAGGTATGCCTCTAACTTTCAGTCAGTTGACCAACTAGAAGCACAACTTGCAGCTTTAAATGTAGCAGATTTTGAAGGAGATCAAAAACTTAAAAAACAGTTATTAGAATCCACTAGATCTAGACTTGAAGCTTTAGCTGAAAGAGGGGATTATGAAAATCTATCTTTACCTGTGGCGCAAACAGCTCAACAGTTTAGAAAGCAATACACCCCATTAGAACAGAACTTTAATAAATACCAAGAGTATGTAGCAGAAGTGAATCGCCGATATAAAGAAGGGGAGATAGATGCAGAAACATATGCAGAAGCTATCCCTGCAGCTAAACATAGCTATACAGGATTACAAGTAGATGAATCTGGGAATATTGATCCTAAAAGCTACTTCTCTGGGATGCAACTTGTAAAAGATGTAGAGATTTTCCCATTAGTTGAAGAATCTATTAAAGGAATAGTTGCAGAGGAGTTTGGACAGCAAGCTCAATATCTAGGGCAAGGTCCTGATGGTCAATTTAAAGTGTCTACTTCTGATGGAATAAGGTTTGTATCTGCTGAAAGAGTACAAGCTATTTATCAAGAAGTATTAGCTAGACCTGATGTACAAGCAGCATTGGCTCAAAAAGCTAAATTAAGAACTTATAATTTAGACGGTACGCAGATACAAAACACTATCAATACTGACATTCAAACATATCAAGAAGAATTAGCTAAAGCTCAAACTTTGTTAACTACAGGAGGACTAAATGCTCAAGAAACAACACAGGTACAAAAAACTATGGATCAAATCCAAGGAGAAATAACCAGGTTAAGTACTCTTGGGGAGAGTCGACAAAGAGAGTATATTCAAGATAGGGAAATTGAAGGAATACTAAGACCGATTACTTCTGCAGTACTTGCTAAGAATGTTTGGCAGCAGAGACCTGCTTCTGAGAATTATACTAGACAGGATTGGGATGAAATGTATAAAATGTACCGTGATGATAGTTTACAAAGATCAAGAGCGGCAGCTGCAGATAAAACCGTTCCAGTAGCTATAGATGCTGCAGGAAATGTTGTAATACAACAAGAAGCAGATCCTAATAGTGTTATTGCAAGTATGGATGCAAGTTTAAAAGCTACTAAAGAGTATGAAAGAATTGCTAAAGAAGAAAATTTAAGTCCCGAAGCATTAAAAAGTAACGAAGAGGCTAGAATTGCTCAGTACATAAATTACGATCTTGCACAAGAGAGGCTTTTAGGGGCAGCTCTGGAGGCAGGAGTAGTAGTAGAATTAGCTGCCAATGGCAGACCTAAAAATACATCATGGTGGACAAATCTATCTCCAAAGGAACTATCTAAAATAGAAAATGTATTTGAAGATGATGAAAGTCCTTACTACTGGCAAAAACCTGTAAATCTATCTATGCAAGTATCTGATAACGAAACTTTTGCCAAATTCAAAACAGAAGTTATTAGGGCTTTTGAAGGCGCCCCACAATTAGCTGCTCAAATTTTAAATAAAAACGGAGAGTTTGAAACAGGTAAACTTGGAGATCTTGAAGGTAAAAAGATATCAAATATTGGTATATCTAGAGCCCCCTACCAAGGTATGTCAAGTACTAACCAAATTCAAATTACTTACGAAGATGGGACAGTAGCTATGGTAGATGCAAGTAAAGTTACATCTCCAGTGTTAGACGAAATACAATCTTCCCCAGTGTTTAAAATGAACTCGGTAACTCAAGCAGTAAGTCTTAACCCAAGATTTAATAGTACAACCCCATATGTACTTGCTACTCAATTTAAACTAACTAATGATGCAGGAGTTGAACAGAAAAAGCACGTACAGATTCTTATCTATCCTGCAGATAGAATAACGGATCAGACATACAAATTAGAGGATACTAGATATCAAGTAGTTATTGATGAGAAACCATCTCCTAAAATGACTCCTGCAGAATTAGCTACTGAGCTGGAAACTACTGGTCTTGGAACAATCATACTACCATGAGTGAACTACAAACAGAAAATATAAGCTCTTTTACTGGTTTACCAATAACTCCTAAAGAAAAGAAACCAGAGGTGAGCGCTTTAACAGGTCTACCAATAACTAATCGTGCGGTTAGAACTGGGGTATTAGGTAATGTTCTTGGGCAAGCTGCCTCTGGTAATGTTAACTTGTTAGATCAGATGTCTTACAAAGACTATGAGTCTTACAAAAGTTATGGAGTAGCTGTATTGCCTGGTGTAGACTGGGATGAGCAAAGAGCTCAAAATCAATGGCGGTTAGAGAAATGGGCTTATGGAGCTACTAAAGCAGGAGTAACTTTTGGCACTTCGCTTTTAGAAAACACGGTAGGTCTAGTTGTAGGATTAGGATCAATAGCTACTGGTGGAAGTTTTTACGACAACCCATTTGGTAGAGGATTGGATAGTGTAAATGAATACTTTGCAGAAGCACTCCCAAACTATTATACAAGAGAAGAACAAAACGCTTCTGCTTTAGGTGGGATGATGTATGCAAACTTTTGGGCTGATAAAGTATTAAATGGTGTAGGATATGTAGCAGGAAGTATTGCTACTGATGCAGCATTAGCATACCTTACAGGAGGAACAAGTTTAGTTGGGACTGCTGCCAGATACTCACTAAAGTTTGGGGGAGTTCTATCTAAAGCACAAAAAGCTCAGGCTATATCCAACGTATACAAATTAACTAACTCAGCTCGACAAGGGGCAAAAATAGCAGATGTTTTAACTGATGGGGCAAATGCTACAAGTAAACTTAAAAAACTGCGTGGAGCTAGGACAGCTTATGGCAGAGCTGAATCTGGGCTAATATCTGCTATTGGTGAATCTAACATTGAAGCAAGACAAGCTAAAAATGAAACTCTGCAAGGACTTAAAGAGCAATATGCGCTGCAGAATGGAATATCAGAAGATGAAATTCCTGCAGAAATACTAGCAGGTATGGAAGCTTCTGCTACTGCAGCAGGAAATGTTGTATTTGGTATTAACCTCCCAGTAGTGGGGTTAACCAATATGGTTACTATTGGGAGAATGTTAGGCCCAGGCTATAAACGATCTCTTCAAAAAGCTGCTCAAGAACGAGCTAAAAAATCTATTTACAATATTGGTGTTGGGAGAGAAGCTGATGAATTTGTAGATCTTGGATTGCAAGGTAATGCTGTTAAAAGAGCATTTGTAAAAGGTTCTAGAAAATTCGGAGAGAATTTTACTTCTGCATTATCAGAAGCTGGGCAAGAAGCTACTCAATTCTTTGCTTCTACGTACGCACAAGATTACTATAAAAACAAGTATTTCGGGAGAGCTGAGGGTATTGATGGAATGATTGACTCCGCTGTTTATGGGCTAGAGCAAACTTTTGGGACTAAAGAGGGTCTTGAGTCTGCTCTTATTGGGGCAATAGTTGGGGGTGGAACTGTTGGGGTACGTAATCTTAACAGAATTAGAAAAGGTGAAGAGTCCCTATCCCAAATCAAAACTAAAAATACACAAACAGTATTAGACATAGTTAACAGTACTAATGGTGTAGTAGATGCTGTAGAAAGAGCTAAAAGCGCAGATACTTCTAACAAGCTTGCTCAAGCTATGGATAAACTCATAGCCGTAGCATCTGATCCGACAGTAGACAAAGCAACTAGAGATAGGGCTCAAAAACAATTTAAAGATTTACAGTATCAACTTGTAGCTAATGAAGCATTTACTCTTCTTGAATTTGGGAGAGAAGATATTCTTATGCAGCAATTAGATGATGCTAAAGATTTAGATGATGCTGAGTTTAAAAAAGCTTTTGGGTATGATGTTAACCAACCTCTTCCTGAAGGAGGGAAAGCTGCAATTGTAGATAAAATTAAAGATAGGATAAAGGAGCATAAAAAGGTAAAAGGGCAGATAGAGGAACTTGCCCCAAGACTCGAAAGAACTACAGGACTCCCAAGAACTTTGATGTCTAAAGAACAACAGCAGCAGGAAGATGAACTTATAGAAGCTAACAATTTCTACAGAAAAGCTCTATACAGCAGAGCCTCTGCAATATCAGGTTACAATACCAGAGCTGCCTCTATGGGGGTAGAAATGCAAAGAATAGCCTCTGAAACAGGGGTATCTTTGAATAGGGGAGCTATGGAAGATTTTGAATTCGATCAACTAGAGATTGAATTCGAAGACAATGATGAAGTAAAAGTTCAGGATGGGGGTAAAGTAAAAGGCAAACTTGTAGAGGAACTTCAAAAAGTTTATGCAGACCTACAAAAGAAAAACCCACTAGCAGCTAAAGAGTTTGCAACTCTTGCACAAGATTACTTGCATATAGTAGCTGAAAGACAAGCAGCAGTTAATTCTTTTGAAGCCTTGACTGATAAGAATGGATTAGAAAAAAGTGAGTACTTACGAAAGCGTCAAGAAGCAATGGAGGCTGAGGCTGCTAAAAAACAAGCAGAGGCAGAAGCCAAAGTTATTATAGACACAGCTGAAACTGCAAAAGATTTAGAAAAAGTACCTGATAATGCTACAAAGGAGCAGAAGGAATTAGCCAAAGCTAAAGCCAAAAGACTGCAAAGAGAGGCAGTTAAACGTGCTAAAAAGTACGAAAATAAAACTCTAGATGAACTTAGAGAAATAGATACTGAAGCATTAGCACAACTTCCTGATGGGGAAATTGAGTTAGCCGCTCTTGAACTAGCTATTAACAGAGCTAAGAAAAAAGAACAAAGTCAACCAGCAATTGATCAAACTGAACCTGAAGCAGTTGAAGAAGCCTTCATCCCTGAAAATGTAGGAGAAGTTCAAATAGTATCAGCTAACAGTAGAGAGTTTGTAATAGCTGGGAAAGTATTCTACAATTATGCAGCTGACCCTATATCTGCTATTAACAGAAACGAAGATGGGGTTATAATATCAGTAACTCTTTTAGATGAGAGTTTAAACCCACGTACATTTAGGAATGAAGCTACAGTAGATTCTTTAGCTTATGCTATACTTGCAGCACAATACAACACTCCTTCTGACCCAGAGATAACTGAAACAATAGAAGAAGATGTTGTTGTACGTACAGAAGCTGTTGCAGAATCAGTAGAAAAACTAGAGCGAAAAGCAAAACTTCCTCAAAATAAAGTTGAGAATTCTCCTGTAGAAGCTATTAAAGCTCAACTGTTTGAACTGCATAGGGACTTAGAGGAGATAGTGGAAACTTTAGAAGAAAGACACGCTATACTCAGAGAGCAAAAAGTAAATAAAAAGAATAGAAGCAGAGACCCTCAGATACAAGAACTTACAAAATTAAAAGCTACTGTAGAAAAGCTTATAGCAGAAAGAAAGCAAGAACTAGAGAAGTTTAAACAAGAAGAAGTAAACCTTGAAGATGCAGAGAACAGACTTAATAAACTACGTACTGAGATAAATAAACTCTCCGAAGAAATTGCGGAGCTTGAAGCATTAGAATCAAGATTAGAAGAAGGGGGAGTTCAAGAACAAGCTCTTGCTAATGTTAAACAGGCTCGCAGAAAAAAACAAGCAACTAAGAATAGACTTAGTCGTGAATTAAATAGTATTCAAAATGAAAAAGTTGACTCTACAAGAGATGCAAGACAGGCTGCCGAAAGACTTGCAGGACCAATTAAAGGGCAAGCCAATGAAGGAGAAGGTGCAAATACTACTCCAGGACCTGGAACAGAGGGGAGAATTGTAGCCTCTAGAACAGATAGAACTGAACAAGCTGCAGAAGAAGTTGAACAAGCAGAGAGAAACGCTTCTGGGGAGCTTAGAGATCAAGGAGCAGGTCAAGCTCGTGGAGTGAAAGCTGATCAAGTTACTATAACCCCAACCCCTGCAGCTCCATCAACTCCTGTTTCTACAGATGCTAAAGCTGATATAGAAAGAAGAAAACAAGAATTAGGATTACAAAAAGTATTAAATATTTATCCTCCCGACCAATCTGGAGGTTATAGAATAAAAATAAAAGGAGATAAATATGAAGTTCTTGTTCAATTTACAGGCAAAAAGTGGGATATTTTTCCTAAACAAAAAAACGGAGATTTTCAAGCAACAGACCCTGAAACAGGTGATGCTTTATTAATTAATAAAGAACAAAGTAGAAAATTAGTAGAGAAATATTTACCTAAAAAGCTTGTTGATTTAATAGAATCAGCTGATTCTATTAAAGGGGTTGATAATCAAATAAAATTTGAACAAGGTGAAATTAAAGAATATGTAGATTTATTTAGAAAAGAATGGTTACAAGAAAGAATACCTATAGAAAAAGAATTATTAGAATTTTATCAATCTGATAAATTTGACAGAGAAAAAGAAGCTAAAGAAAGAATAATAAAAGCACAACAAGAAGTAATTGCTAAATACGATGCAGAACTAGCTGCTTTAAAACAACAATCTACTGCAGGTACATTTACACCTACTACTCCGTATGGAACTCCTAAAGGACCAGAGTTAACTACCGCTTCTACTCAATCTTCTGAGGCAATTCCAGTACAGCAATTACGCCCACAATCAGGATTAGATATTGCTGTACTCCCAAGTAACTTTGATACCTCTCCTGCATCTCCTGGAAGTGTATATGTAAACCCTGACGGCTCTCTCCCAATGAGTTCTCCTGCATCTCAAACTATAAATGGGGAAGCAGTTATAATTGAGGATGGGGCGCTGTACAATTTTGATGATGACTTTGTTGGGAAAACTGTAACATTTGAAGTTAGAGAAGATACTGATTGGGCTAAAGAACAATCTGATCTTAGCTGGAAAAATGCCCCAATATATGTAGTTCTTGATGGACAAAGAATTGCTCTTTTACAGTCTTATAATGAAGCTAAGAATACAGGTACTGCAAGAGAGGCTATTTACAGAATGTACAAAGAGGGGAAAACTCCACAAGCAGTTACTACTGGTAGAGGAGCTTTCAGCTTTTTAAATGCTATTAACCCTGATACAGGTAAACCTGAGTTTGTAAATCCTTTAGAAGAATTTGAATCTCCTGCTTTTGCAGTTATTAGTAGCGAGGCAAAACAAGTTAGATATATAATCGGTCCAGGATCTAATCTCCCACAATCAGAGTTAGATAAAATGCAACAAGACTTGGATGAGCAAGCTTCTAAACTAGATAAAGATAAATTTACAGAAGGGCAGGTAGTTATGGTTGTACGTACCCCAAATGGTAAGTATACAACCTATCCTGTATCTACTAAGAATTTAACTGAAGAGAGTACAAAACTTGCTCTCAAGTTAATGAGTGAAAACAAAATAGTTGAACTGTTAGACTTAGTTGGGGTTAATGCCGACCCATATAACTGGGCAAGTAGAGCTCAAGGGAAACCATCCTTTTTACATTATGTAGAGGCTGGTGACTTTTTTGTATTCCACAGCGATTCTGCAAATCAATTAGTGTCTATTAACTCTACAGAGTTAAGTAAAGCTATGCGTGGGGAGAAATTCTCTTTTGGGTATGTTCTTGGACCTACAACTGAGGACAATGATAGATTCGATAAAGATGAAAAAAGAAAAGACCACTCGGCTATTGGTAAGTTTATAGTTTCAGATCTAACAGCTTTACTTAAAAGAAAGAAGTACCAAGTATCAAAAGAATCTGTAAACGATAAAAATGCTCGTATAGTAAATCCAGAAACTGGGGAAGCTCAAAACTATCAAGAGTATATTTTTGGGGGAGGTCTTGCACAAGTAGATACTAGAAATAATAAAGGGTCTGTATTCCACGGACTTCAAATTAAATTTGGGGCAATAGAGTCAGACAGTAAAACAAAAGGAGCTACAACTGCAGCTGCAACTTCTGTACACTCTAAACCTGCAACTACGTCTACTACTGAAGTAGTTAGATCTGAGGGTAAAAAAGCAGGTAGAGTTAGAAAAACAGAAAAAGTGGTAACTTTGAGTGAGTTAGGAGCTCAACCATCTGATGAAATAAAAGCACAGTTAATGGCTGAAATGCAAGGAGTTACCCCACAAAACTTAGCAGATCTTGTAGGTAAATCCGCACCAGTTGCTCCTACAGCTGGGGGAATTAAAGTACTTTCTAAAAATGATTTGAACTCTCTGATAGATTTTGGAGATGAACTTAACAATATCTGTAAATAAAAACTGATGGCAACTTGTCCTAATAGAAATTTAAAAGCTTGGAAAGATTTAGAAGCTGTTCAAGGAGAATCAATTGCATTAGCGATATGGGATAGATTTGATGGTCGTCCCCCAGAATTCTTTTACTCTACCCCACTTAAAGAGGGGACAGTAATAACAAAAGGATTTGATGTTCAGACTAGATTTACTGAGGAGCAGAATAATGCTATTCTTGATAGTATTATCTACATGCTCATGGAGCAAAAAAAGCAAGAAGGCTTTAAGATAGAAGAGCAAATTGGAAATAAATCCACCAAAGGCTCTATCCCTAATTTCTTTCTGCAGCAAGCTTATGAGAATGAAAATGGAACAGCTGTTAGTTTAGAAGTAGCAGAATCTATTTGGGGGAAAGAGCAAGCATACGAAACGGCTGTAAGAGAAAATCTCCCAGAAGAAACTCAAAATGCATTGTATGATGAGTGGGTAAATGCTATGGAAGAATCAGATGTTTATGAATCTGAACACCCAGCACGTGAAGCCTTTCTTGATATTTATGAGTTTTGGAATGGGGGTATTATTACCACAGGTAAAACAGAGAATGAAGTAAAATCTGACATAGCTTTAGGTAATATAGATATTGTTGGGTGGAGAGAACTCCTATCTAATAGAATTAAAGAGTTTGGGTATTCTATCTCAAACGTCGAACAAGAGGTAGAATTTGCATCAGACGAGGACATACTAGAAAGAATCTACAGTAAAGCTAGTATGGAAGAAGACCCTTCAAAAAAATTATCTGGGAGGATGAAAGAGCTATTAGCTACTATCCCTAACAGACAATTAAATTTCCTAGGGTTAGCTAGTTATTTACCTGCAGATCAGATATATAAAGAACTTGCTACAACATTTGCAGGGTTGCAGAACTTCCCTGAAATGCTTGCTCAAGTAGAGACATTAGCATTACATAAACCTCAGTACGAAGCGGTGTCTGAGTTTATGAAAGGATTGAATAAAAAAGATGCTGCAGCTTTCAGTAGAATCTTTGCACAATCTGCAAATGAGTTTTTGTTGATTAGAGTAGAAGCTAAAACTCCTGCAGGAGATGTAGTTAGAATATTTAACCCAAACGAAAACAGGATTGAGAGATCTATAGCTACTACTTGGAAGAACGGAGCTGTAGAATCTAACATAGCTAAACCAAAAGCTATCTACAAAGTAACAGAGGAAGGCCTAGAAATAGATCAAAATAAAGCTAAAGCTATTGCAGAAAATTGGTTATTGGTTAGAAGAGGTATTGCAGGTGTAGATTCGGTATCATCTACTCAGGGGGAGATATCTAAACCTGTACAAGCTCTAACTGATATGCTGTGGAATATGGGGATATACTTAGGTGACCCAGAGATTAAACAAGAAACAGCCAATAACCTACAACAAGTTGTAAATACAGGAATATTTGTAGTAGAGAAAGGTAGAAGACAAAAACTTACAGGTAGAGCTGCTTATAACTACATTGCAAACAAAGAGGGTAAAAGCTTAGCAAGACTTGTATCTCAATTTGTAGTACTTAGCCCTGATGGAACTAAAGTTGAAAAAACTTTACGAACAGTTTCCACTACAATGTATGAGTCTCAAGGCTCAACAGTAAGACACTTAGCATCGTTTGCCCCATTGTTTTTTGAAATGCGTGGGGATAGTTTTGTTAATGGGAAAGGTAAACAAATCTACCCAATTAATTTACGCCATCATTTAGGTCAAGTATTTGAAACTCTTGGGAGTTCTACAGAGGATAAAACTAAGATGATGGATATGTATAGAGAGGATAAATTCTTTGCTCCTGTAGAAGGGAAAAATGAATTTGACTCTATACTTTTTAGACTTCTACAATCCCCAGAATTTACTAATGAGTTTAGAGCATTTGATTTAGATGCCCTCAAAGATGTTACTATTCCTGATGGTACTGTAGATTACGAAAACTTCTCAAATACAGACTCTCTACGCACAAGATTAATTGCATACATCAACTCAGGTAATAGATCTACAGGATTAATTGCTATCCCTATTCAATCTGATAGAAAGAAGTTTACTTTCTTCCCATTTGTACGTACAAAAAATTTAGCTGGTACACGAAAAGGTACTTTTGGGATAACAGGGATGACTAAAAACGACATCATACTTGGACTTATAGTGCAAGATATGATGCGTATTGCTCATGGTAGAGGAATTCTTAGCAATCAAGTAACTGAAGACGGACTCCCAAACCCACCAAAAGACCTTCCTGAAACGTATAAAAAGAATTTAAGTTCCCCAAAATCTATGCAATTTGATGGGACTTTAGTTGGGTCAGAAGGTAACATCCCTATTGTAACAGATGCTAGGCTTGAATCTAAAACTGGGGAATACTTCATTAGTGATTACATAGAAGAGTTTCTAACTGATCCAGAAGAGCTTAGAGACATTGAACCAGAAGTATTTAACGAAATACAGACTAAGATCAATGTAATGGTTGAGAGAGCTAACGAATACTTTCTCAACCAAGCTAAGATTTTAGATACTAAAATAAAAGAACAAGGGATAACTCTCCCAACAGAGGCACGAGAGTTTGGGGATAGAATGTCATTACTTGAAAATTATGTATTTGATGAGTTCTTAGGTAGAAACGAGATATCTAAAATACTTAGAGGTAGTAGAGCTCACGTAAAAGATATTCAAACCTTTTACAAAAGAGTTGGGCATGCTACTACTCCTGGGATGGAGGTAGCTTTAGCATCAGATTTAGCTATAAATGGATTGCAGGAAGTAGATGGGATAAGCAACTATGGGATGCCTGATACTTTTATAGAAGCTACTTTTAATGATATTAAGCTTAACTTGGATGAAGAGATGCGTACACGCGCGATAGAAAGAGCTGAAGCAATTCGAGACGGACTTATTGAAGCTGGGTATGATGCTGATTTTGCACAGTCAATGGCAGAAGAATACATGCCTAATGAAGTAGAGGGTACAGACGCACAGGGGTTGATTTCAATAGATTTCTATAGAGATCTAATGCAAGGTAAAGGAGAGTGGACAATCAACGAAGAGAAAGCTTACGATGCATACAAACAAGCACCCGAAGGAAGTAAGCAATTTGTATATCAAACAGGCTTTACCCCACAAGGATTTAAACCAGGAGATGCAGTACCTTTTTATCCGCAAAAACCTTACTATGAGTACAATGAACTTGTAGGTGGGGTTGTTACGACTGACTCACATAAAAACTCTTATCACTTACTATTAGAAGGGGAAACAAAAAGTAACCCTGTAAAAGACAATCTAAGACGGAGAATGGAGGCTGTTGGAGAGTATGCAGGCTTGCAACGTATTGGGGTAGCTAACTTTGTAACAGCAAAGAAGATTAAGATCAACAAGGTTAATACTTTGACTGATAAAGTTGGTGGGCTATCTAATGTAGGAACTAATACAGTTAACAGTAGAGGACTAAGATTCCCTCAAGAGATCCCAAAAAAGAAAGCTTCTACTACAATGTTTAACCGTCAGGTTAGAAAGAATACAATATCGAACATTGATCCTAATCACACGTACACATTAAATGCGGGGTTAGATACTGAAATAAAAATATCAGGCCAAGAAATGCTTGATATGTATCACGCCGCTATAGAACGTAAAATAGAACTAGAATTTAAGCAAGTAGAGAAAGAGCTTGGGGTAGATAAAATACAGAAAGCTTTAGCTAAACAAGATGTTGAAGAGTATAATGCAGCTTTAACTTCATTTCTACGTAAGCTTAGAGATAAGATTAAAGACAATAACATTGAAAGGGATCTCCCAACTAACTATGATGCTGGGTTAAGAATTGAGTTAGATGAAGCTGGGAGACCTCAATACCAAATTCCACTAGACTTCCCTATATACTTTGAAAAGTATGAAAGAGTACTCCTTGGGATGGCTGTTAATGCTGCATTTAAACAGAAAGTTCCAGGAATGGAGGCTGTGCAAGTTGCAGAAATTGGGGGATATGCTGAATCTGGGGAGTTAAACTTTTACGAAATCCAAAAAGATAAATCAGGTACCCCAAGAGTAGTTCACATGGAGGTAATGATTCGTGAGGATATAGCTCGTAAATTTGGGTTAGAGCCTGGACAAGACTTAGACTCACTCCCAGAAGAACTAAGACGTATTATAGGGTATCGTATCCCCAACCAAGGAAAATCTTCTACAGTAATAATGAAGATTAAACGAATCCTACCAGCTAATTATGCAAAAGCTGTTATAGTTCCTGCTCAATTAACTAAACTCACAGGATCTGACTTCGATATTGATAAGATGTTCTTGATGTTCCCAGAAGTTAGACAAACAGATGCTGGACCAGTTAAAGTTCGTCCTCCTTATGAGGGGATATTAGGAAAAGCTGTCCAGCCTGTAGCGGAATCAATTAATATTTATGCAGGAGATAATCAAAATGCAGATTTAAGTAATTTCGCAATTCGTCCTTTTGTTGTGCAGGGCGTGGAATACAAATCTGTAGAACAATATTTCCAATCTAAAAAGTTTGAAATTGCCGAAGTTCTTGAATTTGACACACAAGAAGCTGCTGATAAAGTCTTTGCAATAGCTGATAAGATTATGGAGACATCTTCTGGAGCGCAGTTAAAAAGACTAGGAAACACAAGAATACCAGGCGTAACTTTTAACGAAGAAAGTTGGAATGTATATGGAGAAGAAGCCATGTATGTGGGTATTTATGAAAGTTTTAATCAGAACCCAGAAGCAAGAAAACGTTTATTACAAACAGGCAATGCAGAACTAACCCACAAACAAGATAAATCTAAGTGGGGGAAAAAGTTCCCTGAAATACTAACTAGAGTTAGGGAAGAACTTAAAAAAGAATATCCGCAAGATGTACCTATAAAACCAACCCAACCTTCACAACAAGATTTAAGCACTCCTACTGCTATCAAACCAGGAGTAGAAAAATTATTTGATTCTAATCCTGAATTAGCTAATCAAGTATATGAAGCTTTGGGGTTTGATAATTTTACTAATCAGGAAAAAGAAACCTTAATAGCACAATTAAGAAATCCATTATTTGATTTAGTAAGAGGTACTGAATTGTATAATAAATATAAAGGAGAAACTATACCTTACGGCTATTCAGAAAATTCTTGGAAATTACTTATTTCTGGAATAACTGAATCTAAACTAGATTTAAATAAAATTTTATTAGGTTATAAACAAAGACTTTTAGAAGAAGAAAACACACCTATTAGAGAAACAGGTATTGACGAAAAAACAGGATTACCAAAAGGATTTAATCCTTCTACTGGTGCATTTGAAGGAGGATTTGGAGAAATTTCAGAAAAAGAAAATGCAATAAAAACTTCTAAAAATAAAATAAATGTTTTAAATAAATTTATACAACAAAAACAACAAGCTCTACAACTATACTCTCAATACTTAGATACAGGTAAACAAGATATAGAAGGATTTAAAGATTTTGCTAAATCTCCACTACAACAAGATATAAGCATAGATAAAATAACAGATATATCTATCCTAAACAATATCATTTTAGATGTAGTAGAAGCTGTTCAAGCTAATCTACTCCACGTAAATGAATCTATGGCTCCATTAGATGAATCTACTCTACCTAGATTAGTTGCAGATATTGAAGCTAAATTCCCAGAATTACAAGCCCCACTAGAGTTTGCTAGTGTAGACATTGAGACAGAAATGGGGATACGAAATACTATAGGTAGAGCTATGCGTGGATTGTGGGCTAACTTTATAGCTGGTCATGCTGTAGCTGCTTTTGGGGATATTGTAGTAAATGCTAACTACGAATTAAATTTAGATGGGAAAGCATACCCAAAACTTATAGGAGTTGCAGGGCAAGAAGTTGCAGAGTTCGACAGAGGAGTTCCTATTAACATGATAGGTTCTAGATACTTATCTGCCGCAGTAGATGCTGCTAAAAAACCTTATCAGTATACACTTAATGATAGAACTTTTACTTACCCTATAGAAGCTTATTGGATGGCCTTCTCTGGGGATACAAAAGCGCTGCATGATTTCTTGAATGTCCCAATCATAAGACAGTTTACTGATTTGTTTTATACAAAGTATGGAGCCAAACCTATACTAATGGAGAATGCACTATTAGATGTTATCCCTAAAATGTATAAAGACAGCTTGAAAGAAGATAGGTTACGTCCAGCTACCTCAATGACAAGAGAAGAACTTGCAAACCCACAAGATCTTCCTCCTGCTAGACAGTACGAGCTGCTATTAAACATGTTAAAGTTTAGAGAGGCTGGTAGATCTATGACTCAAATGTTTAAGGTTATTGCCCCAGATTCTATGGATGGTATGAACAGCATAGATTCTATTAAATCATACAGAAGTAGACAGAATCAGTTTAACCCTAACATTACAAGCCCAGAAAATCAAATCTTCATAAACCCAAATGCTCCTTTAGAGCCTGTAGTAGATCAATTTATAGGACAAGTAAGTGTATATGGAATGCAGAGAGGGTTTTCTAATCTCTTTTTGGATATTGCAGATATGGCTGCTAAGATATTCCCCATGACTGTATCCCCAGCTATGGATAATCTGGACATGAGAATAATGGATTTAACTGGGAATACACAATTAAATCCTGAAGCGCATAGAGATATTAGAAGAGCAGCTATGCTAAGTGTATTTGCTCAAGAAGAATCCCCATTAAGAGAATTCTTCAGTGATACGCACCTAAAACTAAACTATCTAAACAAGGATAGTAACTTGGTTACAAAGCTCAGGGACTTGAAAGTAAAGTATCCTAAACTTGCAGAAAACTTGTTTATTAGAAAGTTTGTGGAGAACAATGATAATGACCTCCCAGAAACTAAAGTGTTCTTGTTAGATTTCGATACATCTTATCAAATGACTAGGTTTGAAAAAGATGCAGTAACTTTAGCAGCATACAGATTACTTAAACGACCAGAAGAAGTTGTTGGGAAAGATGCTTCGATAGAAGATAGACAATCTATAATAAACTTAGCTGAAGATCTGTTGATGAACACATTAATAGTTCATGGGTTTAAACAAACGACTGGTTCATACCAAGATCTTATACCTGTAACATTCTTTACAGATAATAGGTTTGCACGTTACAACAATCCTGGGGAAAGACTTGGATCCCCAGTTAAATACTTTAGACAGCAGATGACTTCTATGTATACCATAGATACTTTTGATAACTTTGCAGTAGATTTTATACGCCAAAGCTTTCAAACGTCTCCTGGTGGATACACATTAGTCCAAGGTATACGAAAGAAAGCAACACCTAATGAAATCGTTTTAAGTGATAAAGACAAGATTAGAATGTACAGAAATGGGTACCCAATTCCTTTTATTACAGTGACAAACTCTACAACTAACGAAACATTCTTGTACGCATCTGGTCATATTTTAACTTCAGGAACTGTAGAAGGAAAGTATGTAAAAGTTAATCCTTTAGGGGTAGACAGTAAATTAATAGAAGCAACAAACCCTGATAAGTCTGTAATCAATGAACAAGGATTACCACTATCATCTATTGTTATGACTTCTACAACTACAGGAATTTCAACTAATGCAGGCTCAATAGCCTCTACAGAGAACCAACAATCTATAATCTGCAAATAATGAGCTGCGAATATAAAATAAACGGGAAAACAGACCCAACCCATACAGAGTTATTCAACTATGTTGCGAATAACAGAGAGAGATCTGCAGACGAAGTATACAGAATACTGAGAGAAGCAGGCATAGCAATTAAAAAAAATGATGCTGGAGGGAATCCTCGTATGTACTTAGTTATGGGTACAGATAGCTCTGTTAGCTACAAACGAGCTCAAGACATAAATTTAGGAGCTAGATTATTTTTTGGAGTGCCTCAAAACGAAAGACTTTTAGAGTACACTAATCTAGGTACTAGAAGTAACAAATTTACTGGGGTAAATACTCTGTTTGGGTTGAGGATTAATGAGTCCGTTTTAAAAAATATGGAGTCACCTCAACAGCAGTATGAAAATATTGCAGAGATACTTGAAGAGGAGGCTAGAAGAGTTATCTTAGACACTCCATCCCCATTTAGGGATGATTATTTATTATCGGAGGCTGCTCTTCAAGCTAATAATTCTGAAAGATCTAAGTTTTCTAAGATGGCTCAAAATAGTGTAGATAACACTGTTAAGCAAATTACAAAACTAAAACAGGCATTTAAGAATGCTGGTATTGATGTAGAGGTAAGATTAGATGGGGATATCGAAGAAAAGGGGGTTTTACTTCCAGTAAGTGAAGACAACCCAAATCCAGTAATACTTCTTAACCCAAACGAAATTACAGAAGATACTGTATACCATGAGTTTGCTCACTTGTTCATAGATTTATTGGGGTATAATCACCCACTTGTACAACAAGCTATGGAAGAGCTTAGAGGTAGTGAACTTTACCAAGAAGTATTAGAGTACTACCCCGAGCTGGAAGGAGATACTGAAAGATTAGATAAAGAAGTACTTGCAACAGCAATAGGATTAGAAGGGGCACGAATGGAGAAGAAGGCCCCTAACAAATTACAATCCATTATAAATAGAATATTCAGAGCTATAGGAAAGTTACTTGGGGTATCTCAAAACGCAGTTTCTCAGTTAGCTGTAAATATGATTGTGAATGAAATAGATGTTACTCAATTTAGAGGGGCACTATCTTCATATGCTCAAATGAGTAAAGCTGAACGCAATGTAAAAAACATTGTAGAAACTCTTAGGGAGAAAACAGAAACAGCTATTCTACAATTAGAGTCTCTCCCATTTAAAAACGAAGCCGCTATTAACGAACTCAAACTCCAGCAATCTAAACTAGAGACGGTTACAGAAGTAGAGGGTTTGATTGACTTTGTTAACTACACAACTAGATTAGCTGCTAGAGCTGAAACAACTTTTGAAAACATCTTAACTGAGTATTCTCCTAATCCTGCACTAATTACTGGGGAAAAAAGATTACAAATGCTGCAACAATTGCATCAAGTACATCAATGGTTGCAGGCATTTCACAATAACACTAGCAAAAATGGGTCTACACTTACAGCTATCAAGTTAGAGCTACGTAAAAAAACAGATGCTGTAGAAGCTTCTGGTGGGAATATAGCAGAGCTAACAGCTTTTAAAACCAGACTGGCAGATGCTATTGATGTATTAGATGAGTTAGACGAAAAGTATGCTAAAGTGGGTATCCCAATTCTAGCAGATCTTCTATTAGAATATAACAAACCGCAGATCGACGATAAAATTAATGCAGCAATAGAAAAAGTCCGCACTACTGGTAGAGAATTTGGGTTGGAGAGAAAGACCCCTGAATTTAGAGAACTGCAAAGACAGCTTAAAGCAGGAGAAATAACTAAACAAGAGTTTGATGCTGCAAAGATTGAATTGAATATAAAACATCTACAAGCCCGTAAAATTGGGAGAGAAGCTATTATTCAAGAGCTTACTGAGAGTCAAAAGAATAAAAGCTGGTTATCATATATGATGGATCCAGTTATATACTCATCTCAACCAGCTATACAGTTATTTGCAGGACACGTTAAAGCAGCACTATACAGAGCTGCAGATAAGTTTAGAGAAACTAAATATGAACTCAGAGACATCTACAGAGAGTATGCAGAGTCAAGACCTGGGACGGAATTTGACGATGCAGCTTTCAACGAACCTGTTCTTGAAACTTACACATATGAAGTTATAGATTGGGAGGAAACTAAGAAGACTGGGGAACATGTAACTAAGAGAATGAATCTTTTAAGTTTTGTTCAACCTTATGATGTTGGGAAGTATTACCAGGCAGAAACAGATGCAATTACATCTTTAGCTAAAAAATATAATCGACCTACAGACCCAGACGAATTAAAAGCTTGGACTAAATCTAAAAAAGCAACTCAATATTATGCTGAGCTTTCGCAATGGTATGCAGAAAACTCTGTAATGGCAGAAGATGCTCAAGAGAGATATGATACTTTAATAAGTAAAAGAAAAGCTCTCCAAGTAGAATTAGAACAAGCTTTACAGGTAGGGAATTCTAATAAAGTTGGGTTGTTAGAAGCAGAGATAGCTTCTTTATCTACTCAAATTGGGGCAGCATATGACTTTAGAGCTAAACAATTTAAAGGTTCATTCGCTCGACCAAATGATAAGTACAGATCTGAAAAGTACGAAAAGCTTGTAAAAGATAAATCGTCTGTAGAATATAGATACTATCAAGCGTTATTAAATGAGTACAAGAAATCTCAAAAGAAATTAGGACGTACAAACCAAGTTAGAAATAGTTGGAATGACTTTTCTTACATACTCCCAACAGTTAGAAAATCTACCCTTAATAAAACAATAGAGGGGGCAAGTTCTATAGATGTATCTCAAGTTGTATCTGCAGGTAAAGATATGATTAAAGATACGTATGAAATCCTGGAAACAGATACTGACTACGGGGTACTTGTAGGATTAAATGGGGAAAGATTACAAACTGTACCTGTATTCTTTACAAACCCTGTAGATGAAAAAGATGTAAGTAGGGATGCTCTTGGGAGCATACTTAAGTTTACACATATGTCCAACATGTTTGAAGAAAAATCTAAGATACTTGGGTCTGTAGAAATGATGAGAAGTGTTATTGAACAGCGAGGAACTTTAGAGCAAGATGAATCAGGTAACCCAGCGTTTAATAAAGTTACAGCCAGACTTAAAAATATGGCCAAGCGTGCTGTAACACAAGACCCTAAAAAAGACCCAGATAATCAATTTAGACATTTAAGTGAATTCATAGACTCTGTATTCTATGGGGAAAAAGATCTTAAAAATCAATTAAATGCATCAATAAGATTATTTGGGAAAGAGATAGACATATCTGGGAATAAACTTTCTCAAACAGCAACAACTCTAACTGCAGCTACGTCATTGATTGGGAACAAGCTGCAAGCAGTTAACCAGATAATAATGGATAATGAACGTTTGATTGAAGAAGGGATTGCAGGAGAGTACTTTGGGAAATTAGATTTAGCTTGGGCAAAAGGAGAGTACTATAAAAATCTACTGACTTTAAAGACAGTAAAAGATGCAGGTAGTTTTGCTAAGGATAATAAAATGCTTCAAGCTGCAGAGCTATTAGATGCATTATCTGATTTAATAGACAGCAATGGGGATAGAGTTACAGGAGCTCGTCTTAAAAAGTATCTGTCCTTTGATACAGGATTCTTTATGCAGAACATGGCAGAACATGAAACTGCTTTAACACGAATGCTTGCTGTAGCTAGAGGATACAAAGGAAAGCTAAAAGATGCTGCAGGTAATGTAATATTGAACGAAAAGAACGAACCTGCAGATTTATACGACCTGCTTGTAAAAGATAAAAAAGGAATGTTAACTCTGGACCCAAGAGTAGCTAATATTACTTTGTACGATGTAAGGAGTACATTAGCAGGATTACAAAAGAAATCCAATCAGCTTAAAGGATCAGTAGATAGGTCTATGGCTGAAAGAAGAGCTGCAGGAAAGATGGTTACTTTGTTTAGAAGATTCTTAGCCCCAGGTTTTAGAAGACATTGGGGTCATGGAGGGTTAGCTAACGTAGCTTTCTTACATGTAGATACAGAAACAGGAATGCTGTCTGAAGGAGCGTATTGGACTACATTCAAATACATTCGAGATCAAGTACAAAGTATAGCTACAAAACAACCAGCTAATGTTTGGAATTTATTAACTGCAGATGAAAAAGCTAACGTACGTAGAACTGCTGCACAATCTACATTCTTTTTAAGTTCTATGATTTTAAGTGGATTGTTAATGGGGGCAGCAGCAGATGAGGACGATGAGGAAAAAGCTGCTCAATACATTTTCTGGGCGTACCAAGCTAGAAGACTGCAGACTGAACTTGGGGCATTCTTATCCCCAAAAGAAGTGTACAACATTACTAAATCCCCATCAGCTGCTTCTAGGCCTATAATGAATATATATGATCTAATGACACATATTGTTTTCAAAGAGATACCGTATGCTTTAGGTGCAGATGGATTAGAAAAAGATATTTTCTACCAACGCAAAAGCGGGGAATTTGAAAAAGGGGATAGAAAAGTAATTAAGAAGATCAGATCTGTTATCCCAGTATGGAGCGGGTTAAACAAAAACGCTGAAGAGGCTATTAAGTGGTTTGATCTTAATGGGTAATTAAAAAAAAGAGAGGGGCTAACCTCTCTTTTCTTTTTTAATTGCTACTACTAGCAGGGTTAGATACCCAAGAAGATCCATAACTGAGTCTTCAGTATTATCATCTACCCCCACATTTCTAATGCGTGATAGTTTATCATCTATTCTAACTGCAATCGAATCCGATGCTTTTAGTTTAGAGAATATCCTAATCGGGGATAGAGCTGAATCTCCATAAGCTGTATTCTTAGTTTTAAGAAGTTCTTTAACTTCATCTAAAACTTTGATTGCTTCTATTATAGTTGGGTGTTCTATCTTCTGTACATTTGGTCTAAATTCTGAAGGCTCTGAAGAGCTCCAAACTGTGTCAGTCATTGTATAATTGTATTTGTTCGCTATCTGTTAATTGTGTAGGTAAAGTAAACCAATTTATTTTAGACTCAAGCATTTCATCAATTTTAACGAAGTGCCCATTCCCAAAAAACCCAGCTCTCCCAAAATTATACATTTCTGCAGCTGGGTGAGCTGATATCAGTACCTTATCTTCAGGGATGTACTTTTTATACTTCTCAGCATGTTTACCCCAAAGGACAAAAATAGTGTTAGGTTTATGTTTTACAATATGCTTGATTACATTAGTTGTAAAAAATGTCCATAAATGAGAATGACTCCCAGGAGTATCTTTTACAACACTTAAAGCTGTATTAAAAAGAAGTACCCCTTGTTTACCCCAATGTGTCAAAGAGTAATCAAATTCATCTGGGGTGTAGTTATATTGAGCGTTTAACTCTCTTGTGATAACTTTAAGACTAGGGGGTATTGGGGTAGATTTAACCCCAAATGATACCCCAATAGCTTGTCCATTATGATAAGGATCTTGCCCAAGTATAACTACTTTAACTTCTGACAGTTGGCATAATTCAAAAGCTTTGAATGTATCTGCCCCATCAGGGTATACCTTAGAAGTTAATTTATCTTTTTTTATTGTATCTTGAAGAGTTTGAAACTCTTTTGAAGAAAATAGGGGGGACATTACATCCCCCCAATCTCCTAACTTATCTTTCCAAGTCATGGTAAATAATATTCAGGGTTAAATACTTCATCTTCTATAGTAATTCTACTATGTAGTTCACTGTTATGATCAAGTTCGATATCTAGTTTAGCTTCAAGTTCCTTTCTTAATGATTCGGTTTGAAACAATACCTTCCCAGTATACCCATCTATATCAAATCCATGAAATTCAAGTATCTTCAACTTCCATATATCATCAATCTGCGAATACCTCCCTTTAATAAAATGCTCATACGATTTGATAGCTGAATCTGGGATATTGAATACAAACAGTACATGATAGGGGTCAGGGTCAATTTTATGCCTAAAAGATATGAAAGAGCACAGCGCTTCTTCGAACTTTAGAAACAACTGCTCCCCTGAAAATCTGTACAGTAAGGCAATAGTCCTCCCAGCATCCTCTATAGCACTCCCAATAAAACAGTTTATAAATAAACTATCCCACATGAATAAATTTCTATTCCCACCCAAGAAAGGGAATATAAATATACTAGAGTTGGTGGTTTTAGCTGTTAATAAATCATACCCAACCAACTTACCATTTACAATAGCTGGGTAAATATGATTAAACTTAAATGGGTACTTTAATTTTGGGGTTAAAACATCACCAACTTGTAACACCAAATCATCATTATGTAACTTAATAATATTTCCTTCTGTATCTGTGTCCCTGTTTAAATTCAGTACCCCACCAGAAAGTCTTACAATTCTGGCGTTTTTTACAGTAAAAGAAAATTTAGAAGTTACCATTCATCATCAGATTGAGTGTTGTTTGAAATTGTTTCTATGTTATGTACTACAAGTTCAGGAATAATATTACTCCCAAACTCCCTAATAACATCCTGTGGTGTTTTTAAGAGGTACACTAATCTAAAAGTCTGATTGAATTTAAAGATTCCTTCAGTCATACCAAACTGCTCCACATACTTTTTAATAGTAAATGCTTCAAAATCCTTTGTTCTGTCCTTTAACCAATTTTCTGCTGTCTTCTCCCCTACTCCTCTTAATCCTGGTATGTTATCAGTAGAGTCCCCCATCAACACTTGTTTCCAAAGAAACCACAATGCTACGCCAGGGGAAGTATGTACAAATTCTGTTGTACGATAGTTGTAATGCATGCCAACACATTGATACAATACATCTTTATCTGGGGAACAAATGATAGTTTTACGTTCCGTATTATATGCATAATACGCAACTAAATCATCTGCCTCAAGTTCTGAAATGTATGTAAATCTCCAACGCTGTATTAAATATTCCACTAAAGCTGGGAATATAATAGGCCTTGAAGATCTGGAATCTTTACGTTTGGCTTTATACAAAGGGTCAACATTATATCTAAAACATTGACCTTTAGTAAGAAAACCTGCAAAAGAAGAGGTGTTGCAACTGTTCAACATATGATAAATACGTTGATCAAGTCCAGCAACAGCCTCCTCTAATGTAGGTTTATCCATCTCGTAGTACAACAGAGAATCCCCATCAATCAAACAAATATCATTACCTTTTGGGATTCTCTCTATACTCATTATAAGTTCATAAGATTGTTAACGTCACTTTGGATCTCTGTAATTGCATTAGAATATTCTTTTGCAATAGCAGCTCTCATCTCTTCCCACTCACTGTCAGTCTTAGCTGCATAAGTAGATGAATGATAGATAGATCCATTAATCCCAGTCAAACTAGAATGTACGAAATACTGCAAGCAACGAACAGCTCCTGTAGAATCATCAGGTATTGCCCCAACATGCATAGGATCTACAAACACATTGTGAATCTCACCTGAGTAATTGTTGATGTACACCAATCCCCCAAAATGAAGACCTTTAACACAAGATGCACGATCGTTAGTGTTTACTTTATCCCAAGAATCTAAGCGATGTACACATCCCACTTTAATGAAATGCCCAGGCTTAGAATATCCATTAGGGCCCTCACAATAGAATGCATCTCCACCTTGACCTTGAACTGCAGGTTCAAACAAACGATCTTCTACAAACTCTGGGAGACCTTCAGATTCAATCTCCCCAGTATCTGCGTTGAATGTACGCTTATATCTATCTACAATCTCCCCAGTCGCAGTATCAAACTTGTGTAGAATCTCCCTAGATACTTTGTACCCATTCAATAACCCCTCTTTAGTGATTTTGATTTGATACATAGTAGCTCTTTCCTCAGCAACTTCTTCACTGAGTCCATGCTTCTCCATAAACTCTTTCTTAAGTTTAGGGTGAACATACTTCATGTTAATGAAATTGAACATTCTCTCAGAGAACTCTTCACCTCTCCCATCTTTGAGCTTTGTGCGAAGAACAGGGTTACGTAACCAACGAGTCCATAATTTAATAAGAGGTTCAAAATCTACCCCCATATCCATAGACTCGTAGATACGATCTACAAGAGCTTTAGGTATAGGAACATTTGTGATACTTGTACCGCTTTTCAAGAAAAACTCTTTTGTTACAGGATTAACATAAATGAATTCACACTTATCTTGAACAAGTTTAGAGTAATCATGAATTAGTAAAGTAGAGAACTCTTCTAAAGCAAGATTGTACTCCTGGATAGTTGTTGCAGTATTTGCTTTGTCAGCTACTTTCAACATTGACTGATACAAATCTCTATCGTATGATACAGAAAACGATTCGTTTCCATACGATCCGCTGATGTGATCATTAATAACATTTACACTAATCATAAATTTTTAATTTTAAAGTGTTTATACTTGTGGTAAATTAATTTCAATATCAAGCTTACCACGAGACTTGATGTAATGTTCTATTTCTTTCTTGAAATCTTCATCTTTATAGTACGGAAATCTCAAATTATCTAGTATGTGATGTATCCCTTCTATAAACTCATCCTTTGTTCTAGCAAGTTTAACTATCTCAGAATCAAATGCTTCAACTGCTTTTATATCTGTAAAAATAAACAATTCCCTTGACTTATTCGCTACAAGTGTATCATCATAATTAACAGACTCACAGTAAGTTTGGAATTCAACAAACTTGTCTATGAGCTCAACAATATCCGAATGTCCTCCGTCAGGAAAACCTGCATATTTAGTTTTATATTCATCCAACAATTCGTACATTTTTGGGTAATCAAGGCTGATAAAATCTAACTCATTCAACCAATTTGGGAGAGTCTTGATAGATCTACCAGTGATCCATTTAACTAAATGATGGTCCATAGTAATAGTATTGCGATTAGAATCGTAATCATAAAAGAATGTATCTATATGCTTACAATTAGGGTTTTGTTCAAGATACTTAAGTTTGTCTTCACTTACTTTTAATAGTTGTGGTACTGGTAATTCTTTGTCACTCCTACTATTACCTTTAAATCTTTCTTGAGGATAATCTACATAGAATATGTATTGTTGATTGTACCAATAACCTAATGAATGATATAAATGCGATGCGTTGATATTAAATTTCTTCAAAACACTTGCTGCGAACATCAACTTATCCCCATCTTTACTACTACCGTAATAAGTTATTTTTTCGGAATGAAGTAACGTACTTAGTTTAGGCTCTACTTTATCCCACACATATTCATTTTCATGAATACGAATGCTATATGCAACTACTCTAGATTCTAATTCCCGCTTTTGGCTTGGGGTTAATGATTTAGATTCATCAACCTTATCTAAAAACTCATCAATATTCGCTAAAGCTTTTCTATATTCATCTGGTACTACAACATCCTCATAAGATTTAGTAAGTTCAGATTTCTCTAAATACCCAAATATCTTATTTCTATGATGCAAAAGTTTTGCAGCTTGAGTTGCATCTAAATCATCAGCTATGAACTCTGCAATTTCCCTAGCTTCAATAATTATGATTCTATCAAACTGCTCTGTGAGGTATGTATCTTTAGCTCTGTCTCTTGGAGTTTCAGAATCTTTAATAAAGACAGCATCAAAGTTGAATGTCAACCAGGTAGTTACAGCCTCTGAAGTAATACTTACCTTCCCAGATTTAGTTACAGATTGAATTACTTCCCTTACATGCAATCCTTTGAATAAAGCTTTTGGACCTATAAAAGTAATAGCAGAATCTTTGGGATATTTAGGTTTAATATCCTCTGTATCAATGATCTTACTGATTTGCCTAAGAGCACTATTAGAATTATTAGAAGATTTGTGTAATACATCCCTGCAAGCTTGTAACCATTTGAGGAAGTCATCTTCTTGCAGTTGTTCCTCTACAAGATTTGTGGCCTCTAAAGCAGCATTCTTAATTACTCCCTGAATAAATAGTTTAGTTGGTTCATTCCATATAACTTTCTCTCTTGATGGGGTTACTTCTACACCATCCTGTATTACAATCTCTTCCCCAGTCTCTGGGTTCTTTATACTTTGTCGTACAGGACATTTCAAACCTACACTACCGTACAATTGTTCCATCTCAAGCTCTCTAAAATCAACATACCCGTAGTTAATACCTGCAGTTGACTTTACATCTTTAACTACTACAATGTGAGGTTTGTTGTATATGCTTGAGTTAGTTACAATAATACTATCAGAATTGTGAATAATCTGATTGTGTATACTTTTCTCCCACTTTGTCCCATCTTCATGTATAAACAATTTTACGTTGTGTAAGTAATTTAGTTGATCTTGTACCGATTCTTCGAACCTAGATCTATTATGCTTCTTAACCCCAAATGAAACTATTGTGTAGTTCTTTTCCTCAGTCTCTTCATAATGCACTTTAGTCCCATCACTAAATTCAATGTACGGGTTAAACTGTGGAATTATGAAATCTGTTTTGTATGGGTAACAGTTACATTTAAACTTTTTCCCATTGTGTACAGTTTCAATTGTGTAGAAATCTACCCCAGTAGATAATGCTACTTTAGCCCCTAAACCAAAGGCCCCGAAGTTTTGTGAAGTATTACGTTTAGTAGAATATCCTAATTCTAGTACACCCTCTAAACGTTTACCCCCAATACCCACACCACAGTCTATGATTTCTATTTTATCACAATACCCAATCCCCTCATTACGATAATAGTTAATAATGATGTCATTGGTGTCTTGATTCAAACAGTTCAAATCATAGTAGTCAGGGTTAAAGTTAGAATCAGAATATTGTTCCCCATCTCTTCTGATGAAGTAATCTTCTTCTGTTTTTACCCCTGTTAAAATCTCAATAGCTATCTCCTTCTCTCGTTGAGAATCGCATGCATTTGTTACAAGCTCTCTAATAGTAGAAGGAATAGGGTTAGAATACTGAGTTGCTTGGAGTATGTCAAACACCATCTTCTCAGCACCTTTGTTTATGCGTTTAGATACACCATCAATATTAGATTGTATATCCGCATCTATAGTTTTGATACTCATTTAGGTAATACTTTTAATACTTGTTTATAATTAAAAAGTTGAATTGCAGTTAGATTATACTCATGTAGCTTTAAAACTCTGGAGGTGTGGTAGCTGCATATGTACCGTTTTCTAAATTTTGAAAAATCATAATCATAAACTGTGTCAGGTAACCATATGTATGTGAAATTGGAACTTCTAGATATCCCTGCAAACACTCCAATAGTAAATGAATTTGAAAAGCTTACAGCTATTATATCCCCTACTTTAAAATCATCTATGTCCATAAAGCTTTGTAAATTAAAAACCCCAACTTGTTATGTTGGGGTTTCCATGTTTAAAATCGTTTCAATAGTTTTTAGAATCTGATTTTGATTCCTTGGGACGAATAACATTGGGGGGTCATCCATCTCCATTAGATGCTTTTTAAACATCTTCCATTTAAGTGGGAAACGATCATTAGCGTATCCTTTACACTCAATAATCCATTTTCCTTTAGGATCAACAAAATCTGGGGTATAAGTAATATCCCTTACTTTGAATTCTTTTTTATCCGCGTACCCAGTCTTTCCGTTATCTTCAAAGCTAGAGTTAGGGTAATGAAATCCTTCGAGAAGAACATATTTATGCTTTTCATAGTCATTCTTAATGTTATTCTCTTTGAGTTTATTGTAGCAGAATGCTTCTAGCATTGATCTAAAAGCTATACCATCAACTGTTTTACTCTTAGAGATTATTCTTCCTCTACTTGTGGTACCAGTCCCAGGTACATTTCTTTGTCCAGTTCTTTTACCTCTTCTAGCCATTCTCTTTCTAATTTTCGGGCGGTGTAAATATCCCCAACATCTAATTTAGTCTTTGTCCCCAAATTAGCCATCATTACTGCAGACTTTTTTAGAATATAATCAATCTTTTCTTTAACTATTGGGTCAGTGAAGTACGGTGTGTCCATAATATGTAGATTTTAAAAAGTTAGATGCCTCATCCAATCCATGATTCATGATAAGATCTGATATATCCTTAGATTTATAAAAATCTGGGATACATACATTGAAAAGGTTATACTGTTCACAGATCTTAGTAGCCATAGTTTGGCCAGGATTTCTTTCTTTATCAAAATCATTATCGTATAATACACTTACATACTCAAACCGTGACTTTAAATCGTCTATCAATTCCTGTTTAGGGAACTGCATTTCGCTTTGAAGTGCAACAGCTTGATACCCTAATTCGTGTAAAGACATTACATCCTTAAGAGAGCTTGTAATAACAACGTGCTCCCCAGTTTCTGAAAGTTGATTATATCCTTGAATACAGTCTTCAGATACATTACTAACCCACTTACAATCTAAATCTTTGGGGGAATAGATTTTTACCCCAGATTTAAAGTTGTACACGTAGCTTAGATCTTTGCATTTGAACCTATTTCCGTTAATCCAGAAATAATCTATTGGGTGTACCCCAAATGTAAGTAAAACTTTTGGGGTTATCCCAAACATTCCCCAAAAGTTTAAATCTTTTTGCTCGAAGGATCTTTTTCTGACTTTAATTTCAGAATGATTTTTCTCTGAGATCTTTTCGTAAACATCCAATCCGTAAGTTCTTGCACTTTTGAACCCACCCATCTCCCCAGAGAGATTGAGCCCAAAATCACTAGAAATAACTTTAAGACATCCCAAAAAATCAACATTGTGTTTGTACATAACATAACTAAAACAGTTAAATGTGTGACTTGGTTCCCCAAAATCTTTGTATACTAATCTCCCATTTATTTTAGCTATTGCTACAGTAGGGGAGTTATCAACACGTAAATCTGATTTAAACTTCTTCCCAACTTCCTTAAAGTTAGGGCAATAATGCTTGAATATATCAAATTCTGTGATCTTAGCTAGTATTACATCTGAATGAAGATAGTCATTACTACCTCTAGATTGTATTCCCATAACACACAAAATTAATAATAAAAAAAATAGGGAGGCCTTTACGACCCCCCTATTCTTAACCTAACCAAAACTTACCAAGGTGCGCTATCAGTATCGCTACTGATCGTATCATCGGCAACAATCAAATTTGGGGAGTAATTTTGCAACACTAAATCTGGGTTAAATTCAGCATTAAAATTACCATACTCATCGTTAAGAGCCTTTACAAACAAATCATCACGTTTTGGTTTTAGACGACCGAAGTGTTTAGTGTAAACCTGTTGATACTTCCCATCTTTAACACCTAGCAATACTCTTACACGGTTATCCGCAAGACTGCTAACTAAAGACTTAAGCTCAGATACATCACCTTTAACAATGTTGTCAATTGTCTCTAAGTAACAATCTCCACCATTAGCTACGTTAGCCCATGCTTTGATAAACTCTAACAGAGTATCTTCCCCAACATAAGCTTTACGAACTCCTTCACTCTTATACCAATCGTATTTTGTCGAAGGATCACTCTCTGACCATGATATTTGACCACGATTGTTAGTCCACATAAATTTATCCCCAGCCTTGTTAGTTCTAACTTGAGGCTGTGTCAATATCTCTATGCGAGTCATGATATCTGGACTTGTGTGCTGTACCCAGAATGTGATCTTCTGATACTCTTGATCTGATAGAGTTACAACATAGTCAGGCTCAGTCTTTAGATTGATACCTAACCCTGATAACTCTTCAAGAGTTGGGTTTACAGCTACTACTTTAACAGGGGCAATGCCAGTATATAACTGTACCCCACCTGCTACTTCTTGTTCTGAATTATTACTTGCAACTGCCATTTATGTATTAATTAAAGTCTGTGTTAAAATCGTTTTGTTCAACTTCTTGGATAGCATCCAAAATGTTAGTTTGGTTTGGGTCAACTGTCTCCATCTGTTCTACTGTGTCATCTATCAGTTGAAAGCGAAGAGTTGTAAGTTTGTTCTTACGTACTCTCTTACCTTTCAATGACGGGTGTTGAAACATAATTTTGATTTCTGCAGCTGTAAGGTTATACTTCTCTGCAATCTTGTCACGATCTAAACCATTTTCAAGATCTTTAATTACCCCACTTACAGTAATTACTGCTGGGGTTGTAGACATAGTAGTACTTTGTGTACTTTCGTTTTGAATTTGCGCGTCAATCATCGCTTTTAAATTTTAAAAAATTAATCAATAAAAATTTTTGTCCAATCAAGTTCCATAACTTGACCTTTAAGGTGATCACAGCGTGAGCCTGCGTTTATGTCCGTCCCAGAATCGAAACTAATCATAGTTTTATCATTCTCTCTGTAAACATATCCGATAGCGTCAGCGTTGGCGCAAGTGATACTTCTAATTTTACCAGTAAGATCTAGATCTTTAGAAGTAACTTCTTTCCCTTTCTTCTCTGTTACTTTGTCCTTTAAGTGACCTACAAGAATGATATGATCTGCAAGCTTATTCAACCTGTCTAACCATTTTTTGTAAGCAATTCTTAAGTACAAATAACCAGCACCTTGAGGTAAAGAGAGTACAGACAAACCTTTATTTTCTGGGTCAAAGTTTTTGCCCATAGGAGTATCTCTGTACAATTGTTTAGCCTCTGCTTCGCACCATACCTCTAATTGTGTGACAGTGTCTATAGCTATATATTTGTAAGGTTTCCCTTCATTTATAATAGCTCTCCCAATGTTAGATAGTTCTGACAGATTGTTAGCTTTGATCTTTAAAGCTTCAACCATATCACTACCATCCTCTAAGTCAATGATTAGACAGTTATCTAAATTAGCTAGTGTAGTGGTCTTACCAATCTTTGGTGGACCGTACATAACAAAGTTTTTCGGGGATTTACGTGTTGCCCCAACTTTGGTTTTAGGAAGATTTAATTGCTCGTTCATGAATTGTAAATGTTGATAAATCTGTTTGAAATGGGATCATTCCTAATAAACCATCCCTGTTTTTTTCGATGTGCACTGCCAACAATCCTATAGGATCTTCCCCGCAATATGCGTCTGTAATCCCATACAAATCATACGGTCGTTGCAGCATCATCACCACATGCGCATCCTGACCAATAGAATCGCCCCCAAACAAATCTGTTAAGAGAGGTTGGTATTGATTTTTGGCGCGATGCTCTTGCTCGATATTCCTGTTAAGTTGAGATAAAAGTATCGTAATACTACCCATTCTTGCTTGCATCCACATGCACCCTTTAGAGAGTACATTAAGATTTTGCAATTCTGTTTCCTCTCTCCCAAGTACAAGTCGTGAGTGGTCGATCAAATTGACAACAGTTCTCTGAGGATGCTTGTTAAAAATTCGTTCGTTAACCTTTTTCACTGCATTCATATCTTGAGGAATAGAACAAAAATAAATGGGGTAGTTTTTATACTTCTGTGTTTCATTTACATAACGTTGATACTTATCTTCTGATAGTTTTTGCTCAACAGATAACAGTTCAAATGTTTGAAGTTTAGTGTCTTTTGAACCAGCTCTCAGAATTTGCTGGTCTCCAGGCATCTCGAAACTCCAATAAACAACCATCATATCTTTTTGAGCATTCTCATCCAGAAGATCAAATATCAACTGATTACTAAATGCACTTTTCCCAACACCAGGTCTACCTGCAATAACGTACATCTTTCCTGGTTGTAATCCCCCCATTAAATTCTTATTCAACCTTTTCCATTTAGTAGGGAGTACGTTCCGCTTACCCAACATCCCATCTCTGACATGCTGAATAGAACGCTCTACTTCTTTGGAAATGTGCCTAAGAATGGGAAGATTAGAGTTGTCTTGTGATTCTTGAGGTAAGTTTACTTGGTTCATTTATGTTCATATTTACATACTTTTCCCAAGTATGATTATTTACCCATGTAACTAATTGCTGCATGTACTTCAATTGATCACTCGTTCTACGAATATCAAGTTCTGTCTGCAAAGCTTTTATGACTTCTAAATGCTTACCAACATTGCCATTAATGTACTTCTCGTATTTAAGTCTAGCTTTCTCATTAGCTTTTGCCATTGGGTCATTAGCCCTGAGAACACGATTTTCTACTCGAAGAGGAAAATGGGACAGTAAGTCAGACCACATTTGAAGGAAAGGGGTAGATAACGGTGCGTTAAATTTATCCCTAACCACATGGTCTTCAACTGACTGCCCCATTTTTAGGTATCCGTTGGTTTGCAAAGATTCTGGATCTACGTTAAGATTCAGAGTGTTTAGAACATCATAGGCTTTATGCTGCAACAGGTACAAATATAAATAATCATCAGCATTTATCCCAAGAATTTTAAGAGTTTCTGTACTAATTTCTACATTCATACTAAAAATTTAAACATCTTGTTTAAATACTATAGTTACTTCCACTCCTTTAATGTTAAATGTAATTTTAGATGGGGTCTCAATATTATCTAAGTCTACATTCTTGGCAGTTTCATTGACTTCTTTGAATGGGACTATACGATTATACTTCATGTACCAGTATCTAGAAATTACACTGTTTTCAGTTCTCCCTAATTTAGCTGCAACTTCTTTCGCAGCTTTGTTCCTGTTAAATGAAGATTCAAGTTCTGAATACACTAATAAATCTTCTGAACTCTCGTACCTTCTTCTGTTTCTATTTCGTGTTGAATACGTTGAATACATCTTCCGTTGAATTTAACCATTGTACATTACTAAGTTTACTCACAGCATTTTCTAACCACTTTTCTTCCTGAGAATCTTTAACATAAAGAATAAAAATCTTACCGACTTTGTTCTCAGAAAGTCTAAGCAGTCTACCTACTCGCTGTATCATAGGTAAGGCTTTACTATCAAGTCCTGCAATAATCCCAATCTCAGAGTCAGCAACATCAAATCCTTGGTTCAAAGCTTTAGTAGAGCAGAGAATATTATTCTCCCCATTCTTAAACTTTTGAATTAATCTTTCACGCACGACTTTAGATTTGCCGCTATGATAAGATAATCCCCCAAGAGTTTTTGACAAGCTATCTGTAAAGGTATTAGTCCCAGAGAATACTAGCAGCTTTTTACCAGGGTATTGATCTAATATAAACTTTGATACAGCTAGTTTATTACTTGCATGCTGAACCACTTCTTTTCTGTCCCTAATTCCCTTGTAAAACATAGCTGCAGCTGCTTTATCTCCCTGCATAGTCCCAGCTAATATAGCTTGAGCATTATTAAATGCATCAAACTGTCCTAGCTTGTACTTAGCATGTACAAAAAGATTGTTAGCTTTTTTATACGTTGCTGCTTCCTCGTCAGTTAAACTAATTGGGAGACAGTACACATTGTACGGAGCAACCAAACCTAAAGTAACGCAAGCATCTAAAGAAATAGAATAATTGATTGGGGCTAAGTTTATGAGAATTTCTCTGTATTCTGGTTCCTCTGGGAGAGTTGCCGTCAAACAAAGTAGTTTATCATAAGTGTTCTGTTCAAAAAACTTACGATATACTGGGCTCAAACCTAAGTGTACCTCATCACAAATTACTATAGAGTAGTGTTCCCCATTTAGTTTGTGTGCTGACTGATAGCAAATTATATCAATGCTGTCTAGTACATCCCCATAACCCCACTTCTTAAACTCTAGTTTAAACTGTTCTTGTAGCTGATTTGTTGGGACTAATACTAACCCTTTACCTTGGTACTTTCTTATTACAAGCCCTACAGCAAGAACAGCACATCTACTCTTCCCAAAACCTGTCCCAGCTATAATGCTGCCATTGTAACCATGTGCAGCCCAAGCATTTAAAGCTTTTCTTTGTTCTGCATCTTTAATACTCAGTGTAGGTTGTGTCATATTTGATAACCGTGTTAAAAAGTTTTCGTTCAATCTCCTCTAATACTCTCCCATCTAACAACACTAAGATGCACTCTTTCTTGTGTTTAACACTTAACAAGTTAATGTCTGCAGAGAAAGAGAAAAAAGACAAATCTAAAGGATCATACTCAAAAGTAACTTCAAGCATCACATCTTCAATGTCTATAATAGTTGTATTAGTAATCATAAATCCAGAATATAAGTTGAACATTTGTTATAAACCTGCATGAAAAGATTTGAATACTTTGGGTAGTACTTTATCCATCTCTCATGCTTTTGAATAGTATTAACTACAGTCCCATGCCCTCTGTTTACGTAGTTACCTATAGATACAACATCTATAGAAACTAAGTTTCTACTTACTGCTTCGAATATAGTCCTAGCAATAACATGCTCATGCAGCCTGGATTTAGATACGACATTATATTTAGATATACCTGTTACTTCACAAGTTACATCCATAACAATATCCATATTTAATCCAGTCTGCAGCTTGTTAATTCTTAGTATTTTATTTCTAGTCAGATCTGGGAGACCTGCGTAAACATAAGCAGGGATAGTTATTACTTTAGATCTACAGTACATATGTAAGATAGATTTGAAGTTTTAGTACTATAACTCTTTGAGTACTCTCTAGCTTCTTTATCTGATTTAAACGCAGCCACAACATTTGAAAAACTTGAAGTATTTTCAACAGTCATAACTAAATAAATCTTAGAGATCTTATCTCTTTTAAACAACTTAAATATTCTCATTGGTCTGATGATTTGATAAATACTCCGTTTTCTGTTTTACCTGTTCTGTTTTTAATTTCCTCCCAAGCAGCTTCTAAACATTCTTGAGGGGTTAAATCTAACTGCATAGCTAGAATAATTAAAGTGACAAAGGAATCCCCTATCCCATCTTTAATGCCTTCTTTGTTTTTACGAGCCATAGCTGCAGCTGTCTCCCCAACCTCCTCCATTACTTTGAGCATTTGAAAGTTAGAGTAATCAGATACTAAAATCTGTTTGTCCGTAGCCCATAAACGTACATTCTCAATGAGCTCATCAAAAGTTTTCTGTTCCATAATTATTTAATTAGTGTTCTCCAATTAGTTGATTTAGGTAAAATCTTTAGCCTATTAGTGCCTAACACGCTAATCATATTATCTAAAGGACTGTTGTAAAGATTAATACCGTACAAAGATTTCTTGCACTTATATAAGCTACCACTGTAACCATAGAAGTATATAAAATCTTTATCTTCTTTTACGTCTTTAATCCCAGAGTTTACTCTCCAACTATAATTAAACTCCCCATATACTTTGTAGATAGGGCCATCATCAAAGAGTATTCTAATAACCACCCAATTATCAGGCTCATATAAGCTAGTATAATCAGGTTTCTTTTTAAACGTTCGACTAATAAAGTCTTTTAATTTAGTCCACATTTTACTGGAAATTAAGGATGAATAAATAGATTCAATTGAAGAGTAAAACAATCCAATAACTATAACTGCAGCTAGTGTAACTATTACAGTTATCGCTGTACCAAGTAATAAAGAACTTAGTACCTCAAGTATCTTACTTAGATTCATTTAGTTTTTAATCTTTAATTTTCTGCCGAACTTTCCCAATGGGTTAGTATAAACATTACATCTAGGTATGGTTCTTCTTTCTCATCAAGCACTACTGCGATCTTTATACCTCCACAATCTGAGCTGTAGTAGACCTTGTCTACATCGTCATACTCAATGTCTTCAAATTCCTTGATGACCTCGTGAAGCCTAGAGGTTAACTCTGAATAAATCTTACCTATAGAAACTGGCTCACCTCTCCATGTCCATTTAAGAAACTCCATAACAGAGTGAATCTTCTGCACATCTAAATTGTCAATGACATCAATAATGTGCTTGTCTTTATCTTCAAATTTGAATTTCATAAGTCAAGTGTTACATTGTAAGTGTTCATTAAGTCCCGTAGTTCCTCTCTGGTTTTCTCAAGGACCGCATATTCTGATTCAGTCAAGCCTTCGTGCTTTAGTTTGCTACGTAGATACTGATCTATATCCCATAGTACAGCATAGTAATTACCAGCGTTAACAGCTAGTTTATGCTCTGCATTTTCTTCTGGGAGATTAAATTTAAGTGTTGCTTTCGCCATTTGTAATTGATTTTAGTGCGCCCACCAGGGCTTGAACCTGGGACCCACGGATTATGAGTCCGTTGCTCTAACCAACTGAGCTATGGGCGCTGATAAAAACTTTAAGTGTTAAGCTTTCACTACTTTAAGATTGGTTGCCGATTTAGTCCTTACGACCTCGCCTTCTTTAGTCCATCGCCAAAACACGTTGCCGTCATAAAGCCCGTAACTTGTTGGCTCTTGACGATCTCGCTTGCCGATCAGTAAGTAGAAGCCGCCCCCCTCGTGCGGTGATTCGACAAGGATATGGGGTTCGGTTTCAAATGAACTTACAACACCCCATCCGTTGCTGTTCCAATACAACCGCTGCTTGCCATAGATACAGTTTGCCCCGTCACCGTCAAACGAGAATACTCCTTCGTATGTTTCTGGTTTTGGAGCGGGCTGCGGTTCGGGCTTCGGGCTGCGTGCCTTCAACAGTTCCCGCAACTGATGAATCTCTCCGATGGTTAGGGGCTGGGTTAGGCGTTGGTACTTAGCCATGAACTCGTCGTAGGTATAGCGGGTGAATTCATCGCCTGCGTCTACACTGAAAATCCCATATCCATCCTCGGTTGTCAACACGCGTAAATCGCCCGTCGACCATCTCTGATTAAAATCGCTCCACATTGGCACGGGGTCAGGCTTGTACCCCATTGAACGCATTACTTCTGTAACCGCGTTGTACTGCTCTTCGTCGGCTATTTTAACCGATAATCTTTTCAATTCCATTGTTATTTGTTATTGTGCCGTTAGGCGGTTATTACTAAATTCACTATCGGCAAACGTTACTTACCTTGTACGGACTAATCGTATCGCTCCCCGCTATCACATACCCGTCAATTAACTCGCACTTGCGATTGATAACCACGGGGTGTTCATCCCATGCGGTGCGCCAGTATCGGCATTCGCATTCGTTGTGTGTTAGAGGGGTTACAATATATTTACCAACTCCCATGACGGCAAAGCCAATTAAAATAATAATACTAACAGCTACTGTCAATGCTAAAATGTATTTCAGAAAGTCTTTCATATATGGGGTATAGACCGCTGCTATGTGTTGTAGTTTTGACTTCATAGTTACGTCTTCCATAACTCGTATATTATGGACTCAATGTTATACCCCTTTAGGAATTGCGCAACCATGTTCGGGCACTCAACTTCAACTCCGTATTCATGCAATTCGGCATAATACCCTTCTGCTTTCAGTAGTTCCAAAGCCGCAAACCTGTGCTTGTTTGCAATTAAAAGTATGTGTGTTGTTCTCATCTTCTCGATTCCCAACATTGGTTATTCTCAGGGGTGCATAGTCCGTTGTTGGGGTAAACGTCCTTTCCCTTTTTATTACAGTAGCCCTTTGACTTGGGTAACTTGTTCACCTTGTACTTCTCGCGGTAATCTTTAGCCCAATCAACGTCACGGGCAAAGTGTTTACACGCGTTGCAGTTGGTGTCGATTGCTTCCAGTTCAATGTTGCCTTCGCGTGTCATATCGGTAGCGGTGGGAGGGGTGTGCCTTGGTCGTAGTGAAGGTAAACGTCATTCCAAAACACGTCTTTCTCATTGGTTCTTGTCCAATCTGCGAAAGAGGCAATTGCATACTTAATGCAAGTAGGCTTAGCCCTTAGCTCAAACTCAGGGTCATACTGCTCAAGAGCGCGTTCCCGATAACCGTTGGGTAATCTTTCAAGCCATCCGAGTACGGTGGTGGGTTCGGTCGTCGGTTCGGGTTCGGTGGGTTTAGGCTGCTCCAACTCGTTCTTGCACATTTTGCACCAGTAACCGTCGTATGTCTTTTGCGGGTCAGTACATCCGCAGTTAGTGCATAATTGATTTGTGTTCATTTCAAGTCGTGTTATGCCGTTAGGCGGTTATTTAATCTGTTCAAATACCTCCATCACTAATGCAATGGCTGCGTCGAGTAGTGCTGATAGTATGTGATTCATATCAAATTCTTTAAAACATAATCAAATGCTGCACTATATGCTTCTTGTGGTGAACCATAAAAAATTTCTTTCCCGTTATAATGATTTCCAAATCTATAAGGTTTGTGGATAGAAATATAATATCCCATATCTTTACTGTCAGGAGATTTAACTTCAATCCAAATACCATGATTAACTCTTAGCCATTCACAAACTTGCCATTGTTCTGGTGCTGAATAATATGGGTGTAAAGAGTTTTTATGAATTGTATTACCACAATTAAAAGGCAAAGGTCTTTCATCACCTTCTTCTACACACATTTTACATTCTACATCAAATTCTTTTTCTTTAAGCCACTTAGCTTGTTCAAAGGTTACGTATGCTGGTTTTATTTCCATGACTATTCGTATAAATAAGTTCCTGACAAATAAGTTTTACCATTGATTGTTGTGGTTTTTAATCTTTGATAAGTAGATTTAGAATTCTCTACTTTTGTCCAATTTTCTTTTTCAACAATATCTGCTGACATTAATCTACAAACTTCTTCCATTTTAGCAACAAACCATTTAGGTGTTTTAGGTTGTTTGAGGGATTGGATAATTTGTTGATAATCAGACTCTGTTAATTCTGCTGAGTTATCTGTCATACTATTCATCCACATATCAATTCCCATATTAATAGCATTTCTCAAATCTCCTTCACTATATGCTTTAGTTGCTGCTTTTGATGCAAACTTATATCCGCAATTTACTCCAACCTCTAATACATCAAAAATGTCTTGAATAGTTATCATACCTTTACCTAAAGGATATTCGTCTTTTAAGTTTTCAAAATTAGAATAAGCAAACTTTTTAGCCTTTTCTAAAGAATAATCTTCAACAACAATTTCAGGAAGTAAAGGTAAATCTAATTCAGGGGCATTACCTTTTGGTTGGTAGGCGATGACTTTTTGGAACTGATATACCTCCTCCACGTCAAAACAAGTATCACAAGTTAGCCCATACCATCTTCTATGAGGCTTACTATAAGGCATATCATCAATTTCGCCTACAACAACAATTCCCACATAACCAGGAATTAAAGCCAAATCATTTTCTTTAACTTCTTCATCAGAAACAGCTAATATATAATCAGGTGTTTCAATTATTTGTAGTTTCATTTGATTTTTATTAATGGATAAGCGTTGATAATTAAGTCTGTGGTTATGAAATCTTTTTCAACTTCATTTTCACATGCTTCACTAGCTGCCTGCAAAGCTGCTGTTACATGGTACTCTATAATTTCTCTAATAGCTTCTTCTGAAGCTTTTTTGCTTGTTAACCTTTCTAGTACGTCTTTAATTTCCATCTTATTTCTTTTTGAATTGTTCAAACAATTCTTGTGTTGTATAATATTTCATATCCAAACCAATCCAGTTATTTTTAGATGCAGTTTGGAAATCTTTAATTCTAATCCATTCAGCAAATTCAATAGCTTCATTATACATTCTTTCAGCTTGCCATTTAGCACCAGCAATGAAATGGTCGTTAATATCTAAAAATGAACTATCAAAATTAAATCTTGCATATTTTTCAGCCGCTTCTTCGATTGTTTCGTGTGTCATGGTGTTTGGTTTTTGAATTGTTCAAACCATTTTCTTGGCGACATTTTAAAGTCAATTACATTGTCCCCATGACATAGATCCCCACAATGAAAGTCATTCATTAGTTTTCGGATAATAATCTCAACGTCTAAGTCGCTGTACATTCTTTTCGCTTGCCATTTAGCACCTTCTTTAAAAGATTGTTTTCTGTTTACTGAATCTATTTCTTGTTCATCTTCAATAAGGTATTGAACTGCATAATTCTCAGCAGCTTCTTCAAGCGTTTCTTGTTTAGGGTCTACTAAATGTCTAACTCTATTTTGACATCCATTTTCATCACAATAATTCATTGTGCATTTTTCTTCTGGTGTTTCACAGAAAGAATGTGTTTTAGGTAACTCGAATGCGTTAAGTTCTTCTTGTGGAATGATGATTTTGTAAGAATAATAAACACCATTTAAAGGATTAATTCTTTTAGATTTATTTGGTTCAAAATGTTGTTTAGTTTTAATCTCAACAAATTCACATTTGGAATTATTAACAAACCATTCAAGAAATTCATCATCAATAGCTTGTACACCATCTTTGATAAGATCTTGGTCTGTTGTTAGGATGATTTTTTTGCAAGCATTTAATACTTCAGTAACTCCATCTTGAAATCTAATTATACCTATATTTGATTTAATTTCTACTACTTTATGAACTAATTCTTCAGAACATAAACACCAATCACCTTCTTTAATTTCTTCATCAGAAGTGATGTAGATGTTATGGTAAGTTCCAATAAAGTGATTATTAGAATTTGTACTTGAGTTGTCTTTCAAAAATTGTAAATTACCTCTTTTTGAAAGTAACAACCTACTTGGTCTATCTGTTGGTAGTATGAGTATGTTTTTCATAACGTTTGATTTATTGGTTATAAAAAAGACAGCTCACAGGCTAAGGGTCACGTGATTTAATTCCGCGTGTGGAAACTGCCATTATTTAATTAGTTACGCAGGCATAATCAGCATTATCTGAAACTTACCATTACAAGCCGCTTCTTCGGCTTCTTCAATAGTTTCGTAGCAAGGAATAAAGCCAGCAATACCATGCAATTTTTGTTTGCGTTCTTCTCCTGTAAACGTGTCAGTGTATGCTATATCTTGGCTTAATTTAAGCACTGCATACAATACATTGTTGTTGACCTTGTCTGATTTAAAATTGTCCTGTGGTTGTTTCATATCGCTGTGATAGGTGAATAGGGGTGCTTCTATAAGTTAGTTAGTAGCAATTATTTTTTGCTACGTTCTGTGCAAAATTTACAGTTACCTTTATGACAAATACTTCTACCGCCATACACCATCGATAAAACATATTCACAACTATCTATTTCAACTATTTTATAGCTTCCGTTGTCATATTCAGTATTTGTTTTGGTGTATTGCTGTTTATTTTCTGGTATTTCACAACCGCAAAAAATGACAGCTACTAACAGCACATAAGCAAAAGCAAAGGTTCTGTGGTAAATTGATGTTTTCGTTTTCATATTATATTCTGTTTTTAAGTTAAAATTTTCGCTTCTAAATCTTTGCCTTCGCTTATCTGCAAAACATTAGCGGCAATATTACTCGTGCCATTCAACATAAGTTCCGCAAGTATCGCAGCACTCTTCGTATGTTACTCTTTCGTTGACAATGTACGCTTCACAATTAGGACAGTATGCGTCTGCTGTTTCTGATACTAATTCAGCTTGTGAAGGAATGCTGCTGCCAACATCACCTACCCGCAAGGCAGGGTTTATCGGTTTATTGGATTTCTGTTCCTTTTTCATCATTAGTGCTATTTTAAAAGTTTGTACTATTTAATCCTGCCCTGTCGAATAGCTGAATGCCGTTATATCCCCCGCGATCTTCCCCTCGCGGTGTGGGGGTGTTTCATGGGGTGCAATTCGGGAACTTTTCTGTAAATGCTTTAAGTATTTTAGGCAGGTCAATTTCATAAATCATTGTGTATTCCTGTTCGCCTTGTTCCTTTTGAAACCTTTGTGTTTGCCACCATTTCCATATTTCAACATCGTCAGGAAAACTACGATTAACAGCACTTTCGCGCTTATCGTCTTCAATCGGGTACGATTCGTGCATTTTTTTTGTATTAAATTGTTAGTACCCCCAACAGGACTCGAACCTGTAACCGAGAGGATAGAAGCCTCTTGTTCTCTCCAATTGAACTATGGGGGCATAATGCCCGTACTTTCCGAGCTGTCATAGCTTACCTTGCAGCTAACCGTGTTCCCTTATCTCCAGAGACCAATAGCACCCGTTTATACTCTGGGTACACCGAGATGAAAGCACGATTGGGGAATCTGCTTTGTGGTCAGGACAGGATTCGAACCTGTAAACCTACTCCCCATCTTCGGTTTTTTTACTCTAATGTTTGGAGTGGGGCTAACCACATTAGAGTGCGTCTACCAATTCCGCCACCTGACCGAAATAACCCTGGCAGTTTCTGCTGATCAAGCAGTCTTACCAGGGGTTGTTAACACTTATGCCTTGGGCTATTCATGCCAACTATAAGACCTCAGAATTTGAGCAGTTCTTATGGTATGCTTCGAGGTTCATCATCTAGATTAGAATCAACAAACTCTTCTAAAACTTTCGTAGCTTCAGATATAAACAAACTTAACTCATCTGAATCATATTTCACAGATAAAATGTTATCTAATGATTTCTGAGTCTGTCTGAGATTATATTTGAGTTGATGTTTAAATCTAGTATCTCCATGAGTTTCATCTATAAGCTCTTGCAGTAAAAGACTTACTACAAATATCTTAACTTCTAAATTCCTCATCTTCCCTAAATTTATCACAATGTTCTAAACATTCTGAACAAATGTCTGTGTCCTCATAAATTAATGCTCCACAGCAATTAGATACTACTTCACTACACATAAATAGCTTCTGCTTTGTCAGTAAATACTTCTTTTACTATTGAATTGTCAACCTCATCGAACTTCATCATAACCTTGACAACAGCTTCAAGCGCAGGAATTACCCCTTGATGACTTGCAACTGTCTCAAATGTGTATTCGATTTCAGCCAACTCATCAATAGTAAACCCTGTAGTATTTACTAAAGCTTGTATTTGTAGTTGATGTTCTAAGCTGTAAATTGATAAGTCATTTCTTGTTTGTCCATTTTCCCCTGTAATAAATAAATTATTCCAAGCTGTAAACTCTACAGGACCGTATGGAGTCATAAACATATAGTTGTCTGCAGTTACAAAACCATCTCTTACGGAAAGTTTAATACCACACGCAGCGGCAATAAGATTACCAACAGCACAAGCTGCACATGTACCATTAAGAAGTGTGTTTGAATTTAAGCTATCCAAGAAAATGTCAATAGCTCTTTGAACTCTTTCTGTCATTGTAATTAGTGTTAATTGTTAAAAACCTTGTTCTCTTTGATATGCATCCACAACAGTAGTTAGCATTGATTGCATAGTTGCCGGATCTGCAAGCAAACCCGTTTCTTCTGAGAGTGATAAATACATGTAAATGTCTATCATCACCTCTTTTAAAGTTACTTCTCCCATGTTTTTGAGATGTTTGTGTCTGCTTTAAGCAAACCGTTAGTTATTATTTCATTTGCTGCTTCCTCCATTAGTTGAGTCATTTTAAGTTTCCATTCTTCTGCTATTTCAGTTAGACAGATAGTATCAATTTGATCATGCACAGTCATGACTAACTTTACCCTATTTTTATACTTAGATTCAATTTCATCGAATATAAGATTGAGTGCAAGTTTAGTCATATCAGCACTAGCTCCTTGAATAGGGGTATTTTTAGATTGTCGTTCAATTTGAGATAAATCTGCAGGAGCAGTGTTATATCTATCCCAAGCACTGAACCATCTTCTACGTTTAAACGGTTTAAATGTGCGTATATACCCATGCTGTTTCCCAAACCTCCCAAGCATTTCTAAGAATGCTTTGATACTTGGGAAAGCTTTAAAGTATTTCTCAATTAGCTCTGATGCATCATTGATTTTGATATCAAGAGTATCTGCAAGTTTGTGTGGACCCATACCATAAGCCAACCCAAAGTTAATAGACTTAACTTGAGTCCTTAGCTTTTTGTGTTTAGGGCAATCACACTTTTGCTTAGACAATTGGTAAGCACAATCATTCTCAGCTGCTAGTGTCCACTCATCTTGAAACACAAGTTCAGCACATACTGAATGAAGATCTTGATTGTTTTCAAGAGCATGTAAAAACACAGGATCTTTAGAACCATATGCAATTACGTTAAGCTCCTGAGAACTATAATCTGAGGATACAAATACCCAACCTTCAGGAGCAATAAAACAGTTCCTGTATTTGTTGTCAGCAGGTATCTGCTGCATGTTAGGTTCACTCGAAGATACTCTCCCTGTATCAAGAATCTGTTGAAAGTTTGTATGTACTTTGTTATCACACGATACAAACTTGAAAAAATTACTTCCATAAGCATTAGATAATTTAGATTTTTCTTTGTAAGCTATGTATGAGTTAATGATATCATGCTTACGTCTGTACTTGTACAAATTCTTCCCATTAACATCTTCAAGACTTGGGATTAAGAGTTTGAATAGTTTAAGAACTTGAGTTGGGGAATCCCAGTTAATGTTAGTTTTCCTTGTCTCTTCTTCAAACATATTCATTTGAACAGGTTGATGATATTTACTCAGCTTCTGATTAGCTAATACAAGAGAATCAAGGTGAAGTTGTGCTTCTTCTGCTTCACGAGTATTAATCAACGCTAAATCTGTCCATCTATCCCTATCAATATTTAATCCTTCATATTCAATCTCTGAAAAAACAACTACTGCTTTGTTCTCTAAACTAACTACCTCTTCTAATTCATAGTTAGATATTTGAGGTAATTGTTTAAGCATTATTTCAATGAGATATTCAACATCCTTAGCCCCATAATTAATTTGCTGATCTGAAAATGGTTGCCCATTCAAGTTAACAAATTGATTACGAGTATCTTTATTGAGAGTTATGTTTAGATATCTATTAACTAGTTTATCTAGACCATAACCATAATTATCTTTCCCACAATGTAATATTTTCTCAACTAAATAAGTATCATAAATGTTACGAGTACTGATATTACCCCAATGCTTAATAAACTTGTAATCAAATTTAGCATTGTGAAATATTTTGATAATGTCTTTTGACTCAAATACTTCTCTTAGAGGTTCAATGTTAATGTGTCTCGCATCAATAACAAACTGAGTATCCTTATCCCCAATCTGAAGCATCAATAGCTTCTTACATGTGAAATCAAATCCTTCAGTTTCTGTATCTACAGCTAGAACTTGTTTAGTTTTGCAGTAATCAGCACATTCCTGAATTGTGCAAGTTTCAAATGTTTGAACTATTGATTGAGTCGTCGATATGAATTTGATTGGCATAATCTATAATAGCTTTTGCTTTGGCGGTGTGTATTAGATTGCTGTCAAAGATAAAATGTTCTTCCTCAGCATCCAAAGCTTGTTTATAACTATGTTCTAATTCTTGTATACGATTTTGCTGCATGAGCATGTATACATATTTCATTTGCCCCATTATTGTAATATTTGAAATTAAAATGAAAGCTCACCATCTGCCGTGCACAGACAATGAGCTTTCCCCTACAAACAGTTATGATGCACGGAATGAAGAGACTTAGTTAAAAATCTCCCCAGTGTTCACATCAACTGTAGCCTGACGTGCATCAGACTGCAGAAGAATGTGATTTGCTTTGTCGAAACACACTCTCGTATTTGAGAAGATGTATTTCCCCTGATGAGTAATATAAGCACCATCACGACCAGCACGCTTAGCTGCTGTTTCGATGTTAAGTGCTTGCCACTCAGTCGGAGTTGTAGTCTCTACGACTTCAATACGCAATGTATGCGTGTTGTCCCCAACTTGTACTTTAGGGTTAAGTACATTCAATGGAAGAACAGTTCTCCCCAACTCATCAACAATCCAATTCTGATTGTCTGACAAATCAATCCCCAACAATTTTGAGGCATCATCAGATTCAGCAGTCAACCACGCACGACGAGCACCACCTTGCGAAAAGCGATCATCAGACTTGTTGAAGATAGCCAACGGATTGTTAGCTGAAGATGTGTTAAGCACTTCTGCAAGTTCAAGCTGTAGTTTACCCCCAGCAACTTTACGAGCGTTAACAAGAAGAGAATTTCCTGCAGTTAAGGTCTGCAAGTTACCTGTGTTCAATGCATTTTGCATGATTGATAAGGATTAAATGAAAAATATGCACCCATTTTGAAGGCAGGGTGCTTCTCCTTTAGTTTAATAATGATTTAACAAAGTCTAACTCATCGTATGCTATATTTATGGCTTTATCCATACATAGATTGTTAGATACATACAAGTTGATAATGTAATTAAAGAACTTTGTCTCCCCATAGTTAAGGAAGTCATGTTCTTCAACTGACATACATGAGATAGCCTTCTCATGTATTGGGAGTAATGCAATCATGATTATCTGTTTAATGATGAAACAAAAAACAAACAGAGCTTGCTATGTATTTAATCAGTGCTTTCACCTACTGATTATAACACATAGCTGAAATCATTTACTGATATTCGCTCTGTTTGAATATTACCTACGTTGAACAATTACATATCTTTCATACGCATCATAGTACGTACTATCAGAGAATGTAATTTCATCTTTACCTTTTGGGATCATTTTGTCGGAGTTACGACCAATAATCCTAGAGTCTCCCCCAAAATTATTGACATAATCGTAGTAAGTATTTACTACGACTGTATCCCCAACCTTGTAGAAGTCAAATGTTGTTGTGCTATCATACATAATCTGAGTTATAAACCCAGTGTTTAATGATTCAACAACATAAAATCTGTCTGTTTCTTCTGTTACCTGTGTACCACAAGAAGAAATTGCAAATGCTAGAATACCAAAGAAAATACGTTTCATGTTACAATGATTTTTGTGTTTTACACCTAAAACTTTACGACCAAGCAATTCTAGGAGTGTAGTCTCCTGAGTTAAGCTATTAACTACATTATTGTAAAGAAACTGGTGCCCTCAACAACTTGGGAAGTTATTAAGTTTTTTAAAAGTTTTCTATGAATTTCTCAAAATGATACTCTTGAACGTTAGCTCTAAAAGTATAACTTGATTCTTCTAAATCCATTTTGTTTTCCTGGTTTTTGTAAATCATTGTTGTTCCATCACTTAGAGTTAATTCCCAAGTGTAAGAATACCAATAACTTCCTACAATATACCATCCTCCTTTTTCAGATTCTTGATGTTTATCCCTTTTAATCAGTTTACTACTGACTATTGTAGGATATTCAAAATCTATGATGTCTTCTATATTGAAGTACAGGGTTTTTTCATTAACTAGTTTTCCTGTACCTTTTTGTAAACAACCTTTTAGACTATCAGGTAATTTGTTAAATAATTCTACTTGATTAGGTTGTCTAAAGTCTAAAAAAACTGATAAACGACCATCATAAATATGAACATTTATCCATTGGTCACTGAAATGATGTTCAAACTTATGGTTAACTAGACTAGATAACCAATCTAGTATTTTTGATTTTAGTTTATCCATTTTTAGAAGGTTTATAGTTAATAAAAAAGGCAGAGAGCTGTATTACTACAACGAGTTACTGGTTTATGTTAAAATCCAAGACTAAAAGATTTAAAGAAAAAGGTAACTCTACTCTCTGCTTTAATTATTCCCTCTGCACTCAGTTGTAATAGTGGTTGGGTTTGACACACTTACAGGTACCACGACTTGACCTATTACAACTGCTCACCCTTGGGAAATGAGTTGTGGTGCATTATGTGTCATACATTAAGATGTGTCAGTAATC